CCCGGCGTGCACCTTTCGTTGTGCACCGGGCTCTCCCTCGACGTTGACGCGAAGTCGGGGGTCTTCATCCACGCGTGTCTATACCGTTCAACGCGCTGACGCACCATCTCGAATGGGACGGTGCTGCCCTCGCGCCATCGCCACGTACGGCCGCCTGGCTTTCGCCAGCCGTATTGCGCGTAGAGGCGTCGCATGCCGACCTTTGTGTGCTTGGCAGTGAGCCATCGGCGAATGGTCCACCACACGTGTGAGTCGAGGGCGGCGAAGACGCGCTTCGCCCCCCATGCGTGACGATAGTAGTTGCTCCACCCGCGCAGGGTTGGGTTGAGCAGGTCGAGGCGCTTCTTGAGCGTCGCGTTGCGCGTATCGCCGCGGAAGTGCTCTCGGACCAACGAGCGCAGACGCTTGCTGCGCTCCTTGGGGATGACGCACTTGCTGTTCCACCCGTACATCGGGCTTCGCTGCACTCGAACATGGTGCCCGAGGAAGCGCATCGGGCTCGTCACTGGTGTGATGGCCGTCTTCGCTTCCGAGAGTTCCAAGTTCAGCGTCTCCTTGAGGAGCGCTGCGAGAGCGGCCTTCTCTGCGAGCGCAGCCGTACGGGCCCGTTCATGACTGCCGGGACCGGGCTTCGCACCCACGAGAATAATGAAGTCATCTGCGTACCGGATGGGGACGAGCACGAGTCGGCCGTCTCTTCGCGACCGCCTGTCGTTGTTGCGATTCTGCGCTGCTCGTAGCTGTACCATTCTCGTGTCGTGCAGGAGCGTCGGCGTCCGGCGAGGCCACACGTGGCGCTCGTACCGTTCGTCGATGACTGCCAGCGCGATGTTCGCGAGAAGAGGTGACAAGATTCCGCCTTGGGGCGTGCCGGTGCTGCTGCGGAGGAACTGCTCCTCCGCCATGACACCAGCCTTCAAGAACGCCACGATGAGCCGATTCACCTTCGTATCGCCGACGCGACGGCGAACCCGCTCCATCAGACCGTGATGGTCGATGTTGTCGAAGCAACCCTTGATGTCCCCTTCGATGGCCCACTGGTATGGGAGTCGAATCTCGGTCCCGGCTTCGGTGTTGGCGTGCTGAGGGAGGAGCAGCTTGCGCAGCTCCTCCAGTGCCGCATGCGCGCTTCGACCGGGCCGGAATCCGTACGAGGACGGGAAGAAATCCGCCTCGAATATCGGCTCCAGGATGTTCTTCACGGCTGCTTGTACGACCCTGTCTCTCACGGTCGGGATGCCCAGGGGGCGAAACTTCCAGGGCTGTCCTGGCTTGGGGATGAGGACGCGCCGGACGGGGCAAGGTCGGTATGCGCCGGAGCGCAGTTCCTTCCGTACCTCGTCGATGAACGTGTCCACCCCTTTCGCTACGACCTTCCTGGCCGTGAGACCGTCTACGCCTGCTGTGCGTCGTCCTCGATTGCTGGCGACTCGCGCAAAGGCAGTCCGCAGGTTGCGGGGGTCGGTAATGAGGCCCCACAGCTTGCAGAAGACGTAGACGGGGTTTTCATAACTTCGCGCGTACAGCTTCCGCTGCTCGTTCAGGAGCCAGCTCCGGTCGGAACTGGATGCCACATACGTGGCTTTCCCCTGCGGCTTTGGCGCCGTACTCGTTGACTGCCTCCCTTCGCCATGTGCACGGCTCTCCCGCGCTCGGACTACTACGGAGGCTCCGTCCCTCGCGTGAGACGTCGCCGGACTGGACGGCTTGCCGGGCTTCGCGGGCTCGGCGCTCACGTGAGGTTCCCAGGTTCACGAGGTTGACCCTTGATGCTGTAGGTGGCCAGCTCTACCCCTGATCGCGCGGACTGCTCTCCGTTTCGGGGCAAGGGAGCAGCGTGTCCAGAGTGGACACACGCAGCCGGAGAACTAAGACCGGCCGCGCTCAGGCGACATTCCCGCGTGAGCGGGCTTTCTTTCCGTACAGAGGCTTGCATCGCTGACTTCAGGTGAGAGGGACACCGCCCTCTCGTCTTCACCATGGCATCTGTGGTAGCCCGCCTGGGAGAGCAGTGCCCTCCGTGCGGACAGTTCAGGCCGTTCGGCTTTTGCAGGCCGCCGGTTCCATCTCGGCGACGTTCACGGCCCCCTTCTGCACCCGGCCCGACCCGGGCGAGGATGACGTCTTCTAGGTCATCGGTCTTCCTCCTGCTTATCCTGGCGCACCCAGCTCGAAGAAGTCGTAGGTGAGGGTGACGGACTCGATGACGTTCTCATCCGACTCGTTGTCCCATTCGCCTGCGACGAACTTCACTGGCCAGGCGTGCGCGAGGCTCCACCGGCGCAGCGTGGTGCCGTCCCTGTCCTGCTGGACGATATCCAGGTTGCGCTTGTAGAGGCTGTCCGGAAGGCCCAGGCCGCTGGTGGTGTGCACGACGTCCTGGAACCAGTCGAATAGTTCGTGATCCTGCGTGGCGCCGCGCTCGAGGGTGACGTCGGAGAACGTGAGGCGCCCCGGGGACTTGTTGGGGATGAGGCTGCCGCCCTCGAAGTATTGGATGTTGGCGACCTCGACGGACAGCTCGGAGCATTTTTGAAAGCCCGAGTGCCCGAGGCCGTCGGCCTCGCACAAAAACTTGAAGCGCTTATGGAAGCTGCGCGGCTGTCCGATGATGGCCATGGCGAGGCTCCTTACAGGCCCGCCGAAGCCAGCTCGGCTTCGAGGGCGCGGGTGTCCTGGGCGATGCGCAGGACAATGAACTCGGCAGGCTTGTTGGTGGCGAGCCCGATGCGCGCCACCAGCTTGCCGGCGAAGACCACGGACGGCGGATTGAGCGCGTCCGAGACGTCAACGAAGAAGGCCTTGGCGGGCTCCTGACTGCGGAAGGCCCCGTTCTTCATCTGCGCGAGCAGGAAGGCGGCAATGGAGCGCCGTACCTGGGCGCGCAGCCCCTCGGTGTTGTTGCGGTGCCGGGCGAATTGCAGCCCCGACTTGAGGCTGCGCTCGATGAAGGACACCCCGCGCCGCTCTGCGACGTAGGGGAAGTTGCCGCTGGCCTTCAGCGTGCGGCTGCCGTCGATGAAGCGCGGCAGGCCGGGCCCGGTGGTGAGCGGATTGATGCGGCGGGGGTAGACGAGGTCCCGCTTCTTCTCTTCGAGGCACTCCTTGGACTCGAAGCCCAGGACGCCGAACATGCGCCCGGCCTCGATACCCGCGGGAGCCTCGTACACACCACCGGGGCGCGCGCCGTCGTTGCGCGCGAAGACGCCGGCGATGATGCCGGAGGGTGGGATGACGAGCTGCTCGAGGTTGCCGAAGACGCCGCGGGCGGGGTTGAGCACCTTGACGCGGGGCCAGTAGAGGGCCGCGTGCTCAGAGAGCCCTTCGAGGGCGGCCTCCTGCGAGACGTAGGAGACGATGTCCGTGGCGCTGTAGCCCGCGGGCGAGTCGAGGACGGCGAAGACGAGGCCGTCGCGCGCCACCTCGCAGTAGCGCACCATGGCGTTGTGGACGGCGGGCGTGGCGCGCCCGGGTACCAGGAGGAGGGAGAGGTCCTGCACTTCGTCGAGCGCGTAAAAGACCGCTCCGGCCGGCCTCCGAGCCGATGAAGTCCGCGTCGTCCAGGCCGACGAGGCCGTCCGCGCCGCCCGAGAGGGCAACCGTCTGCACGTCCGGAATCGCGTCCGGTTGCACCATGAAGGCCCGGACGTAGGTGGAGCCGGTTCGCTCGTCATTGAGGACGCGCTCGACGTAGCGTGCGTCGCCCTGGGCCGAGGAGAGGTTGGGGAAGGACTCGCGGTAGGCACCGTCCTCGAGGACGAGGACGTCGAAGGTTTCGGGAGCTCCATTCGTCGGGGGCCGCACCTCCACCTCGAGGCGGTTGGCGTAGGCGCCCGCATCCCTGGCCTCCAGGTGGAGGACGTCGGTGGCGCCGGAGGCGTCGCCTGTGTGCAGCAGCGCGTCGAGTCCGAGGCCGGAGCCCGCGTCTCCCTGCACACGCAAGGAGGCACCAGGCCCCGTGGACTGGGTGAGCAACTGCAGGGCCCCCAGGGAGGACGGTGCCACTCGGACACCGGCCACCGCTGCCTCCACGAGGGCGCGCACCTCGGCCAGCTCGACGGCGCGCAGGCTCTGGACGTTGCCGCTCCCCACCTGCGGGCCGCCCGCGAAGCCGAAGACGGTGTTGGCCACCGCGTCGCCCACCTCCAGGCGGCTGGAGGCGCCCTGGGTGTCGCTGGCGATTCTCAGCACGCCGGCCTCCACGGTGGCGCGTCCGCCGATGAGTCCCGCGTTGAGGACGGCGGCCACCTCCTGGGCAGTGGCCTGGGTGATGTCGCCGAAGTCCTCCTCGCTGAAGGGGATGAAGACGTCCCGGCCGTCGTCGACGCGCACCCGGAGCGACTGCCCGGCAGTGAGGGTGTAGGGGCCGGGACGGCCCGCGGAGACGGAAGCCGCGGTGCCGGAGAAGACGACGTCCACTGCCTCGGCGGCGTTGGCGGACACCTCCAGGCGCTGGCCGTTGGCCAGGGTGAAGGGGGGACGCAAGGTGCCGCGCACGACGGCGGGCGTGGGCCCGCCGCCCGTGGTGAGGGCCGCCGCAGCAGGCGTGGCCGTGTGCGACTCGGGGTCGGAGGCGTCCTCGTAGTGGACGGTGCGCACCGCCCAGAAGTGGCTGCCGCCCTGCTCGAAGAAACCCATGGCGGCGAGGGCCAGGTCCGAGTCCGGCGTGAAGCCGCCGAAGGTGGCCTGGTAGTCCTCGAAGGAGGTGCACAGCACGGCCTGGCCGATGGGGCCTCTCTCCGCCAGGCCTACGGCCCCCACGACGGAGGTGGGCGCCGAGGGAATGCCACGGACGCGCGGCTCCTCCTCCTCCACGACGACTTTCGACGACAGCAACTCACGACTCACGAGGCACCTCGCTTCTTGCGGGACACGCGCGCCGACACCTCCGGCGCGGCAGAGGGGGGCGACGACGGCGGGGCCGCGGGGGCTTGCCGCTTCAGGGCGACTTCGCCCCGGCGAATGGCAGCCGCCACCGCAGCCACGGAGAGCGCGGCCTCGGGCACGTCCTCCAGCGACACACCCGTGGCCAGGGTGAGGGAGGAGGGCAGGCGCCGGCCGCCACGTCCTGGTCGCACGCTGCAGGCACATTCGCCGCGCGCGACGCAGTACGACTCATGGGGCAGGAGGAAGGTGACGAGCCTGCCCAGGGCGTTGGTGAGGGTGACACTCATGGGGTGCCTCCAGAGAGAGAGTCCGTTTCGAGGTGCGTCCCGGCGACGGCCTTGCCGAGGTCGAGGGGCAGGCCCGAGTCCACGTCGAAGCCGCGCACCACCAAGCCCCAGGTGAAGGCGCGCACGTCGTCGCGGCTGCCGAGCTGCGTGCGCACCTCGCCGTCCGCGTCCATTTCCCAGCGGACGGTGCCGCGCGAGGCGTCCTCGGCGTCCCTCGGCATGGCCAGCCAGCGGTTGCGGTTGAGGAAGGTGGCCACGGCGGCCATGAGGTTGAAGAGCTCGGCGGTGCGCTCGGAGGCCACCGTGAGGGTGAAGGCCAGGTCCACCGTGTACGCGGGGCGCCTGCGCACCAGCTCCGCGCCGGAGGGGCCCTGCACGACGTCCTCGTGCAAGACGTTGGTGGAGTAGCGACGACTCTCGCGCAACGTGGGGCCTGACAGCACCACGGAGGGCAGCGCGGCCATGGCGATGACGTTGAGGCCGTCCGCCACCGTGTCGTCGTAGTCGACGGAGACGCTGGCGCTGACGTTGGCCACCACCTGGCGCTTCAGCTCGCGCAGCAAGGTGCGCACGAGGCGGGTGAGGTCTGCTTCCTTCGCGACGCGTGGGCGCAGGTAGCGGTACGCGCCTGGAAGGACAGCGGCCTCGCCTGGGACGGGGCTGCCCTCCGCGGAGAGGTTGAACACCTCGACGTCGACGGTGCCCACCGCGTGGGCCGGCGTCCTCACGTCCGCGAAGTGAGTGCCCAACTCCACACGAAGCGACAGTACTTCGGCGGCCACTCCTCCCAGGCGCACGGCCACCCGCGCGGCGAAGCCAGTGCCGGCGAGGCGGAGAATGTCGCCGCCGCTGGTGGGTCCCGAAGAGGGCGTCACGGAGGTGAGGGAGGGGACGGCCATTACCCGGGCCCTCCGAGGCCCAGCTCCTTCGCGACGCGCGCGAGGAAGCGGCGGCTGGCGCCCTGGCGAAAGCGTGCGAAGGCCGGCCGCAGGAAGGGCCGCGCGGGCGTCTGCGTCACAATGACGCCGCGCCCCCTGCCACTGTTACGCGACTCGCCGGCCAGGCCGGCCTGGCGCAGCAGCGCGAAGAGGAAGCGCCGCATTCGCGGCGTCATGGGCATGACGACGGGCGGCCCCCCGTACTCCTGGAGCTGCGCCACGTCGACGAGGGACTCGCCGTCCGGACTCTTCGCCGACCGCGAGACGCCGATGAAGGCTTCGTCGCCCTCCACGACGACGGAGATGGAGTTGCGCAGGGCGCCCGAGACGAGGAGGGACTTCGTCCCGCTGAAGCCCGCGAACTGGCGCGCCGCGAGCGTGAGGGGAGAGGGCGGGCGGAGCGGCTCTCCACCTGGCGCCTGTTGGGTGAGGCCCTGCACCACCTCCTTGCGTAGGGCGTGCGCCTCCTGGCGCAGGGCCGTCTGCAACGCACCCTCAAGGCGCGACGAGCCCGCCGCCAGCAGTTGGCGGGCCCGTGCCCAGTCTCCGGTGCGCGAGACGGCCATGGATGCCTCAGCCCTGCTTGGCCCGCAGGTGGGGGACGTGCGAGTTGAGCCACTCCAGGGCCACGTTCGTGGCCTCACTCACCACGGCGCCGTGGCGGACGGACACCGAGGTGAGGGCCAGGGTGTGCGCAGCGACTTCGACGTCCTCCGGCTGGCAGCCGTAGTGCTTGAGGCCCTCGGCGATGGGGCGCACGGCGGGCAGGGTGCCGTAGCGCCAGGAGTGCAGCTCCAGGTTGCAGGTGTACGCCTCGGCCTCGTAGCGGGCGCGCGCTGAGGCGCTGGTGAGGTAGGCCAGCTCGTAGCTGGGGCCCTCCTCGTCGTGCTGGACGACGTGCTGGTGCTCGTGGACGCACACCACCACCTGGGCCCACAAGTCCCAGCCCGACTTCGGCACGCCCACCTCGAAGGGCAGGTAGAGGGTGCGCCCCACGGTGGTGGCGTACTTCTCCAGGAAGCGCTGCCTGTCGAGGATGCCCATGCGCTGAAGCGCCTCGGCCGCGAGCTGCATTTCGAGGGAGTCGGCCTTGTTGGCCGTCTTGGTGCGCAGGCGCGACTGCATGTGCTGGTAGAAGGCCCACACCTCTGCAGGTTGAATCTCGCCGCGCTGGAAGAGGCCGCCCACGCCAGGCAGGGACTGGAGGTAGCCCTTCACAGGACACCGCCTTCCTCGGCGCCCGCGTCCACGGTGCCGGCGTCGAAGGTGCCCGCGTCTACGGTGGCGGGCAGACAGGTGTGGCCGGCGACGCCCTCGTCGTTGACGTAGGCGCACGTGAAGGCGGCGTTGCTGTGCTCGCTGACGGCGTCGCAGTCGGCGAGCACCTGCCAGTTGCCGTCGCCGTTGCAGATTTCGGCGACGTTGCCGGCGCAGCGTGTGGACACCGGCGCGCAGCCGTCCGGCGCGCGGCAGCGGGTGAGCAGAGCAGTGGCGAGAAGTGGGGCGAGTAGCAGTGCTTTCATGTGAGTCCTCGGGCCTGGGGCCTGTCGTTGAAGGTGACGAGCAAGAGATTCCGGCGAGGCCTCCGGCGGTGGAGTCCGAAGCCCGTGGGGCGCGCCTCCGTGACGTACAGCCCGGGAGGTGTCCTCACGGCCTGCACGAGGGTGCCTGCGACGTCGTAGAGGGCGCCCAGCCTGTCGCTGGGGCGGATGAGGGCGTCCCCAGTGGCGGCGTCGACGAGGCCAAGGCGCTCCAAGTCGCGGAAGTGGAAGACGAGCTCGAGGCTCGTCCGGGGGCTGTTGCCGGAAGGAGTCATGCGCAATGACTCAAAGGCATCCGGCTCCACCTGGCAGGGGACACGCACGGGCGGAAATTCGCGACGGAAGGCTTCGGCCAGACCGTCGTCGTCGCCGTCCACCAGCACCGGCTCGTGGAAGTCCGCGTCGTACCCGCTGGCATGGGGGCCCGGGCCGGGGCCCGCCATGGCGGCGGTGTCCAGGCGGTGCAGCTCCGCAAGGAAAGGGAAGATGAGCCTGCCCCTCATCAGGCCGCTCCGGGCAAGGGGGGCTTCACGTAGGGGGCGAGGAAGGTGTCCACCTCCGGCTCTCCGGTGAGAGGCCGCACCGCGGGGCGGACAGTGTCGAGGCGGTAGCTCTGCTCGCGCGTCCGCTCCTCCACCACGCGCCAGCGCGTGCGCTCCTCCAGGGACGCCTCGTCCGCCAGCGGGGAGAGGCTGCGCAGGACGAGGAGCATGCAGGCGCGGCGGATGGCGGGCGGCGTGCGACCCTCGGGCGTCCCGTCCGCCTCGGTGTAGCCCCAGCGCGCGCCCACCGTGACGTTGCCCTCACCACGCGGGAAGACGCGCCCATGGCGGAAGGTGAGGCGAGGCCCGTCGAAGCCCGGGCTCACCGGGGCCCCCCCCACCACCAGGCGCTCCTTGGAGAAGGACACGTCCTCCCCGTGGAGGGCCAGGCGGTAGAGACGGATGGGTGGCACCGGCAGCCAGAGGGAGGGGGTGCCGCGCCCGTCGAGGTGCAACGTCGCCGAGCGCGGCTCGAAGTGCCACCCCGTCACCCTGTCGATGGTGCGGGTGGCCTCGTCGAGGAGGAGGGCCAGGCGGGTGTCACCCGCCATGGCCGGTGTGACGCCCTCGGCGCGCATGTCGGCTACCGTGGCGTACACGTCAGTCCTTCTCCCGCTTGCCGCGGCGCGTGTCCTTCTCCTCGCTGGCCTTCGGGAGGTCCTCCGTCGTGAGCGTGCCGGTGGGCCGCGCCGCACTCAGCTTCAGCTCGTCGTTGGCGCTGCGCTTCACGCGGGCCTCGTCGGCCTCGGTGAAGTCGAGGGCCTTCGCCTCTGCCTCCGTGCACACGTCGAAGGCGAGCGGCGAGTAGGTGTCACCGGGCAGTTGGTGGACGGTGCGCAGGTAGTCCGCCACTGGCTTCTCCACCCGGTACCAGCCGCGCTCCTCCTGGAACTTGATGCCGGCATACGTGTAGCGCCGGAGCACGTGGCCGCGGCGCGCGTCGTAGGCTTTGAGTCGGACGAGATAGGAGTTGTCCATGGTGAGCCTCACAACTGCACGTTGATGGCCTTGGCCGTGCCGGACTCCTCGGCGAACTTCGCGTCGAAGCGCAGCGTGGCCACCACCTTCAGCGTGCCCTCGGAGATGTCGCGCGCCGACTCGATGCGAATCTGCCGCCAGATGCCGACGTGGATGTTCTTGGGATTGGTCAGCAACACCGCCGTGCGGTCATTCGTCGCACCGAGGTTCTCCGGCCAGAGGGGGATGGGCCGCACCGGGACGCCCGAGTAGAGGACCGGCGCATCGCCCTCGAGGAACTTGTCGCCGACCGCCGTGGCCCGCTCCGCGAGCGAGTTCCGGTAGTCCAGGTCTGCGTCTACGCTGGTAAGAGGAACCCCATGCTGCTCTTGTCGCGCAGGTGCTCCGAGGGCAGCGACTTGAGCAAGTCGCCCAGGACGTCCTTGCTGATGGGCGCGCCGGCCGCGTCCACGACGTTGCTGGTGGCCTGCTTCAGGACGCCGTCCAACGTGGCCAGGAACGGGTCCGCCGAGGCCGTGTCCCCGTTGACGAGGATCTCCTCCATGTCGCGGCTGATGGCATCCGCGAGCATCTCCATGAGCGTCTGTCGCAGCTCGCCGCGCTCGATGCTGTCTTCGAGCACTTCGTCGGAGAGGCGCACCTCGCCCTTGAAGAGCTTCGCGTCCAGCTCCACCTGGGAGAGGTCGGGCTTCACGCGCTGGGCGGCGGGGACGGCGGTGGCCTCCTGGCCCGGGCGGAGGATGCGGCTGCCGAACTTCAGCTTGGAGAACTGTTGCTTGGGCGCCGCCATCGGGACAACGGTGCACTGCTGCAACAGGACGGACTGCTTGATGAGCAGGCGCATGAACTTCTGCGCCTGCGCGGGCTGGAGAATGCCGCCGCCCGCCGTGAGGTCGGCGAGGGCCAGGTCGGCCTTCTCCAAGAGGGCACGGTTATCGATTCGACTCATGAGGGCTTCCTTCAGCGTTGAGGCTTTCTGGGGGCGGGTGGGACGTCAGACGTCGTGGAAGGAGAGGGCCTTGTCGACGCTCTCCCGGTTGAGGGGCTTGTTGAGGTCGAGGGGCCAGCCGACGTCCTCGACGGGGGGCTTGGGCGGGCGCTCTGCGGGGGTGCTGCTGTTGGGCAGGCCGTGCTGCTTCTCCACGCGTCCCAGTCGCTGGTGCTGCTCCTTCACGGAGCCTTCCAGCGCGCGGACGGCGTCGGTGAGCTTCGTCAGGCCTTCCATGACGCCGGAGGAGGCGTCGGGGCTCGGCGCGGGCGGAGCCGGCTGAGGAGCCGGCGCGGGATTGGCGGCCTTGGTGCGCGCCTCGACCTCGTCCTCGGAGTCGTCTTCGTCCTCTTCCAGGGCGTCGGCGAGCGCGCGCAGGTGCTGGGCCACCTCCACCACGCGCACGCCATCGATGCCGTCCGTGGAGGTCAACGCCTCGACGAGTGCCGTCACCGCTTCGAGGGCCTGTTGGGCTGCGGCGAGGAGGGCGTCATCGGCCTTGGAGGTGTCCGAGGCGGCGCGGTTGTCGCCCTCGGCCTGCGAGATGTCCTGGGGAGCGTCGTGCATGGTGTCTCCGTCTCGCTTCACCAAGAGGAAGCGGTGCTTGTTGGCGGCCCTGTCCACGAGGGACACCTCCTCCACCACCATGTCGACGAGGCGGTGGACGGAGGCGGGACCTTGGGTGGTGCTCGTCATGTGGCCTCCGGCTGGGAGTCAGCGGCAGGTGTGTCGGAAGGGGGCGGCTCGGTGGCGGGGGAGGCCTCGGGGAGACGGCGCGCGGTGCCGCCAATGCTGAAGCCCGTCAGTTGCCCGTCCTTCACACGCCCCCAGAGCTCGTCGGAGAGGACGCGCACCGCGAAGAGCCAGGTGCCCTTGCGCACCGGCACCTCGCCCAGGTTGAAGTCGACGGGAGCGAGGTAGCTCTCCAGCACCTTGACGTGCCCGTTGACGCGCATCTGGTGCATGAGGCCCAGGCCGCCGAACTCCTCCATGAAGCGGTGCGCGGCCTGGCGAATCTCCGCGGCGGAGTAGAGGTCGCCCTGCGCGTCCACCGTCTCCGGCTCCAGGACGACACCCAGGACGTACCGCTCGTCGTCGGGCTCGACGCCCTTGAGGAGGGACGTCGTGGTGGCGAAGGGAGCGGTGCCGGGCGGCTCCTCCGGCTTCCAGTCGTCCACGGCGAAGTCGCCGTCCCCTTCCAGCGCCTTCGCGGCGGGATGGTAGTTGCTGACGAGGAGCTGCGTCAGCACGGAGGAGCCGCCCACGCCGCGCATAGCCGCAATCGTGCGAGGCGTGCGAATGCGCTTCACCACGAAGCCGGAGTCCTTCAGCATCCCGGGCAACTTCCCCCGGATGCCATACGTCATGAGCCAGCGACCCTTGAGTGACTTGAGGACGCCGTAGAAGCGCTCCTCGTCGAAGTCACCCTCGCCGACGTCGACGTTGTAGCCAGGGTACGGAGGGTCGAGAAAGAGGACGGTGTCCTTCCCGTCGTACTTGCGGACCACCTTCTCGTAGTCGCCGCCGTACACCTTCACGCGCTTGAGGCGCGGGGCGTGCTGCTCGATGCGGGCGAGCGTCTTCGCCTCGACGCCCATGCCGTTGGGGCTGACGCTGCGACCGCGCAGCTTCCCGTAGGAGAAGTGCGTCAGGTAGAGGAAGCGGTGCAGGCGCTCCACGTCCCCCTTCGGCTTGGAGTCGAAGAGGCTCTTGAAGGTCTTCTCGTCGCCGACCCACGGCAGCTTCTTCAGCTTGGCGAGGCCCGCGGGCGTCAGCTTCTGGATGAGCCGGTACGCGTCGGCGATTTCGGGGTCCGCGTCGTTGATGGCCTCGACGTCCGAGGGGGCCTTCTCGAAGAGGACGGCGGCGCTCCCGGCGAAGGGCTCCACGTACGTCTTGTGCGCGGGCAGCATTGCCACCAGTCGCTTCGCCAGGCGCTTCTTGCCCGCTGGGCTCCCCCAGATGGTCTTCTCCACCGGCTCACCCTGGAGGGACTCCAGGACGTGCCGCGCCCGGGCAAGGGCCTTTGAGAGGGCGTCACCCATCCTGGAGGCCCTCCGGGTCGAAGCCCCACGCCAGCTCTCCCGAGGTGGGGAGGTTGAGGTCGCGAGGCCAGACGATGGGCGTCGCCTCGGCCTTGGCCGTGGAGGTCGACTCCTGCGTCGTCGCTTTGCCCTCCGGCGTCGGAGGTGAGGTGGGGGTCGGTGTCGAGGTGGCCTGCATGGCGTTTCGTCTCCGAAAGAGACAAAGGCCCGCGGCGCGAAATCGGGGACATCACTTAAGTGACGGCGAGCGTCGTGGTGCGGCAGAGGCCGTGGTACGGCGGGAAGCCCACGCCCGCGTCCGCGAGCTGCCTGTCCGAAGCGAGCGAGCGGAACTCGCCGACGTCGTCGCGTGTGCCGACGGCGGAGCGGAGCACCTCGGCCAGGCGCGTCTGTTGGCCTCCTCGGTTGACGTAGAGGACGGCGCGCCCAGTGTCCGCGTCGAGGCGCTCCCTCACCCAGGGCAGCTCCTGCTTCACGTCCTCCGGCTGCTCGAGTGACTCCAGTCGCTCGAAGCGCTGGAGGGCCTCGCCCACTGAGAACGTCTTCCCATGGAGGAAACGGCACACCTGGGTGGTGGCCTCGTCGAGGACGGCCTCGATGCGGTAGCGGCGGATGCCGGCCTCGGCGTAGCTGCTCATCTGACTGAAGGAGCGCCCCTGGCCGATGAAGTGGCTTGCCACCACCTCCCAGTAGAAGGGCGCTCGCTCGATGAGCGCGCCGCGTGCGGCCCGCTCCAAGGACTCGGCGATGTCGCTTCGCCCGAGGCCTGCTTCCAGTCCCTCGGCCAAGAGCCGCCGTGCCTCCTCGCCGAAGGCGTCCAGCCGGCGCCCGTACTCGTCCCGGACGAAGTTGCCCTGGGTGCGGACGATGTGCTGGGCAACGCGCTTGTCCATGGCGTTGAAGCGGGCGGCGAGGGCGAGGCCCTGCTCGCGGCGGGCATGGCTGCGGGTGGACGCCACCACCTCCTGGGCTGCGTCACCGAGGGGCGCCTGGATGCGGGAAGGGATGACGGCTGTCCGCCGGCCCGCGGCCTCCAGGGACTGGGAGACGAGACGCCTGCGCTGGGCCGCCGACGTCTTCCTCCAGTCCACGTCAAGGACGGCCACCGCCTCCCGCATGACGTCCACGTCCGCTCGCCCGACGGCGCGGCGAAGGCGCGCGGCGAGCAGGGCCACGGCGCGGTCCATGCCTGCGGCGGTGCCGACGTCCAGGGCCTTGGCCACCGGCAGTCTCAGGACGTCTCCCAGGAGGGCGTCCGCCGCCTCCCGCGCTTCGTGCAGGAGGAGGAGGCTGTCAGCGGGGACCGTGCACACAGGGCACCTCCTGCGCCACCAGCTCCACGGGACTGCGGCGCCTGGCGCGCACTTCGACACCCGCCGGAGTGGGGGAGAAGACGACGTCGTGGCTGGCCGCGCACCTGTCACACAGGGCGAAGACGAGGAGGCCGTTGCGCCACAGCGTCGTCGTCTCCTCCAGGGGACCGCGCTTTCGGCACATGCGGCACTCCAGGACACCGCGCTCGGCGTCGGCCTGGGCCTGGAGCACCCACGCGCGCTGAAGCTGCTCAGGCGTCATGTGGGTTGCCCCGAGAACCAGGTGTCGAACTCCGCACGTGGAACCGGGACGTGCTCGGTGTCCATGTACCGACGGGCGAGCGCCAGGCGTCCTTGGGCCAGGCGCTCCTCCTCGGCCCGAAGCTCTTCTCTCAGCCCCAAGAGGCGCTTGGCCTCGCCCAGCAACGAGTCCTTGTCCTTCTGGGGCTTCAAATCTTCCACTCCGGTTTGGATGCCCGCCAAAGTGAGTGTGAGGGGGCGTCGGACCCAGTCATCCGCAATCTTGCGGAACTCACGGTGGAAGATGTCGCCGGCCAACTGGCGGCCCTCCTCGGGTGTCAGCACGCCCACGCGAACCAGGCGCTCCACCATCTCCGTCATGCGCTCGGGGTCTCGGGTGGCCGTCGTCTGGCTGCGGAAGCGCCAGAAGCGCACGCCCATGTCCGCGAGCACCTTCCGATTCAACAAGAAGTCGAACTCGTCGCGCTCAGGTTGGAACACCTGGTCCTCAGCGAATCGCAACTGCGCCTCCGCCACCGAGCGGTTGAAGTCCCGTCCGTCGCCGCGCAGCAGCGGCGGCAGGCGGAAGGAGCTGCCCACCTTGTCGATGTTGCGCTGGTCGTACTGCTGGAAGAGAGCGTCCTGCTGCTGGGCGTCCGTCAGGGGGCGCAGCTCAATCTTCGCGCGTCCTCCGTCGCCGGTGCCGGCGCCGTCCGCCTCGAGGATGAGAATCTTGTGGAAGTTGGCCTTGCCCTTGAGGTTCTCCTCGATAAACCGCTCGATTCTCGGGACCGATGCGTCGGAGAGCCGCCCTCCGGAGACGAGCAGCGCCAAGGGAGGGACGGACTTGTTGGAAAAATATAGGTAGTTGACCTCCTCCATCTGCCGGGAGCCGAGGACGGACAGCAGGGTGCCCACCCAGCGAGGAATGCCGTAGGGAGAGCGCGGCGAGTGGATGGCGAAGTGGATGAGCTCCGTGGCGGGACCGTCGGAGGCGTCCGCGGCCTTGAGGGCGGTGACATCCGCGAAGGTGCGGCCGGTGAGGCGGGAGATGACGCGCGAATCCCCGAAGGACTTGAAGTACACCCGCTCGCTGCCCTGCACCTGGATGTAGCGGCGCAGGCGCCGACGGGTGCTCACCGTGTCGAAGCTGACGGCGGAGATGCGGACGCGCTCGCGCACCTCGACGGCCTCCTTGTCGAGAGGGAGGAGCCGCACCGTGTACGAGGGCACGTAGACGAAGCGGGCGATGTCGCCCTTGCCGTCGCGCAGTACCTCCCAGTACGCGTTGCCCGTCACCTCCAAGTCATGGCGGGTGCGGCGGCGTAGCTCAACGAAGCTGCCATCGAAGCAACAGAAGTCGAAGAAGGACTCCAGGCGGGCTTTCTCCACCCGGGCCTGCTGACGCACTGCCTCGGCATGGGCGGTGACTTCCGCGTCCGTGGGAAGCGGGGGCGTCCCCGACGGCAGCGTGCCCGCGTCACGCGCAGCCAGGCGCTCCAGGGCCATGGCGTCGGCCACCTTCTCCCGGGCGCCGTCGGCGTCGAAGTCGATGGCGGGCTCGAAGCGGTACCCGAAGCCGTCGATGTTCGTCGCGTAGGCGTCGACGTTCTGCCTCAACGAGTTGGAGTGCTCGACGAGAAGGCAGAGGGCCTCCGGCTCATACGGAGGCTGGAGGGCGCCGGCCTCGCTGAAGGCCAAGGCGTCCTCGCCCCCGGGGCGGCTGGCGGGCTCGTCGACGCGTGCGCCCACCACCACCGCCTTCAGGATGGACTGGAGGCGCTCCTCGGCCTGGTGGACTTCCGCAGGCACCGTCACAGACGGTCCTCCACGTAAGCCAGGAGGCCCGTGGGGGTGTGAGAGATGGCGCGAACGCGCTGGCCGCGTGCCGCCAACTCGGCGTGGACTGCCTCCAGCAGTCCGTCGTGGGTGGAGGACTCGACGGTGAACTCCGGCCCGGGGTGTGGCGCGCCCGAGGGAGAGGCGAGGACGAAGACTCTGACGACGCTCTGCACACAGGCCTCCCGGACCAAGTGGAGGCAAGGCGCGCGGTGGGAGGGGTGCCCTCGATGTGCGAGGGCGTTGGGGGCCGCGCGCCTCACCTCCAGCGAGGACAAAGGCTTCGGGCCCCATTTCGGGGACATCGATGCGTTCTTGGGATGGACAAGACGGCGGGACACCTTGTCCTTCTTCAAGATTTGGAGCGTGGCTGTGCGCGACAGCCAGGGGCGGTTCCGGTGGCGGGGATGTCGTAGATCGCTGCTCGTGAGTTCGCACGACCAGCGCCATGTGCCGGACAGCAGTGCCCAATCCGTGACTGGCTGCTGGAGTCTGCTGCCCCTGTTGAGCGGTTGAATCTCCGCAGTAGCACCATCCCTAGGGAATGACGCTTCAGGGCGCAGCAGACCAAATGGAGTTGCTCGCTGCTACGTCGGCGCCTTCTCGGCACGGGCACATTGCTGGATGCTGTCGAGGCGGATGAAGAACTCTTGCCCTTCGCCAAATTGCCCGATGTTGAGGGGGACACGCGCGTGCGGATTATGGACGAAGATGAAGTCGTGCCCGGCCACGCAGCCACGAGTCTCAGGCCGATTCTTGGGGCCGTATGGATCGAATAGAACGCCGGTGACTTCACCTGCGTCTGGTGTGAGGAAGAGCCGTGAAGGCACGTTGCTTCCACGGCTCTTACGGAACGAGGGGCGAGGCATCGGTGGCCCTCGTCTTGACCGACCAGAGTGAAGGTCAACGAGGAACGGCGAATCGCCCAGCCCGAATAGCACCTTTACGATCAACGGTGCTTCTCCTGGCGTCTGATGGTCTGTCAGTGGAATCTGAACCCCGCTGATGGCGATAATGAGGCCATCGTTCGGGGCCACCAGTTGGGCCTGGATGGCTCGCTCAAACTGCTCGCGCTTCTTGGCTATCGAGTTCAGATAACGAAGGCCGGTGGTCCGTTCGATCTCGGCCCCAAACAGAAGCGTGTCGTTGGGTGCCCATACTTGGTCGGCACCCTCTCCGCTCCGAGGTGCGGTTGCTTCGACCCAAACGGTACGTCCTTCTTTAAGTCGGATCCCATAATCCATCCCAGCGCCCCGTCGCGGGGACGGAACCAAGTCGATGCCCCAGCCGGCCAGTATGCAGGCAAGCCGCATTTCCCAGATTCGTTCTGGGCACTCCGCTGGGAATCGCGCCAGGAAGTCAGGGTCCGCCAGTCCTAGTTGCTTGAACTTGGTCCAGCACTCTTCGAGGTACTCGCAGTCAAGTTCGCAGTCGTCACGAAGGTGTTTGTAGGTGGTATAACCCGGTTCCTCTAGATCGGGACCTGTGTAGTGGAACAGCTCGCTAGGCTTGGGGCTCACTCGTGGCACGCCTCCTCACGTAGGCCAATTAAGCGCCAGAACGCTGATGCCCACAAACAACCTGGTCTGGGGGCGCTTCCCACGGCTGCTTCGTGACGCACGAGGACCCCTCCTCCACGCCGGCTATGAGGGATTGGAGTTCTGCGTCCACTGCCGTGCGTAGCGCGCCGACGACGCCCCCCGACGCAGACTGGACGTCCTGACGCGCGCTGCGTCCTCACCAAGAGCCGGTCGCCCGAATCTGCCTCTCCATGGCAGGCCCGGCCTGGCATCGCCGTCCATGACGAACACGTTGAAGCCCCTCTTCAACGCGGAGGAGACACCATGGACACCTACCGTGTCGCGAGGTTGCCCGCGCGGTTGCATGGCTTCGCACTGCCGGACACGAGCACGCAGCCCGGAGGCTACGTCGAGGCGGGGGACCACCTCGTGCTCGAGGAGAAGGCCAACCACCCCACGCCTGACACCGACTACGCCCGGCTGCTGGTGTCGAAGCTCGGCGTGCTCGATACCTGGGTGTGCACGCGCTGGCGCACGCAGCGCTACGCAACGCTCGTCTCCCAGGAGCGCGCGCCTGCCATGGCCCGGCTGTCGTTCGACAGCGAGCCGCTGGCCATCTCGGAAGAGCGGTTCACCACGCTCCTGGGGGCGTTCCTCGACTACAGGTATGACGGGAGCCGGGCGTACTACCCGTGGGCGCTGCCGGGCGTTCGTGTCCAACTCGCGCCGCCCCGGTTGAACAACTGCTGCACCTTCGTCGAATGCTTGTTGGTGAAGGCTTTCTCCGAGGCGCACGGCGCGGCCTTCTCGTGGGACATGCGTCGCCACCGGCAGATGATGATCGCCTCCACGGCCGACTACTTCTCCCCGGTGACGGCAGCCATCGAGTCCGGCATGGCCCTGCCGGCGCCATCGGCGGATGTGCCGCCCCTCCCCTGGACACTCATCCAGGGGTGGCGCAGCCAGTGGGGCTCTGGGCACACGTTCCTCGTCGTGGACCACCACGCTGAGACGGACAAGGCGCTGGTACTGGAGTCGAACTTCGCCTTCGGGCTCGACGGCGTCGGCTACCGAGGCCTCGGCAACCTGCGGGACATTGGACTCCATCCGCCTGCGCAGTGGTGGACGAGGAGCGAGGTGTGGACGTGGCGCCGCATCTGCTCGACGTACCCCTTCCGGCGGCAGGCCTGGCTGAAGGTCAAGGCTCACAAACCGCCGAACCTCTAATATGACCCGGTCCCTTCGGACTCATTTCCAAGGGAATGGGGCGCTCTGGCGGGGGCTCCGACAGGAATAGGGAGGCAGTGACCGAGGCGCACTAATAGTGCGGGTTGGCCTCGACTTTCTCTGCGGGGGCGAGCAAGCTTTCGCTTGGGAGGGATCCCCATGGCACTTCGAACAGCCTCAATTGTGGTCCTCTGCATGTTTGCATCCCCGGCCGCCACTCAGCCTGCGCCACCTGAAGAGCGCTGCGCAGACGTCCTAAGAGTTGGATTGCAAGATGTTTTTCAATTCAGCGGAAGCTACTCGCTCGAACGCGCGATGTACCAGAAATTCTGCTCGGATGAGAGCACGACGCTCGGGAGGAGTGGCGACCTTGAAGTGGAGGGGTACGGAGCCTTGGGCCTCTCGCAGAATGACGAATTTAAGAAGAGCATTTGCGACACGAAGACCGATGATATCAAGCTGAATACAGCTATCGCCATGTACTCGAAGTACCTATCTAGATACACACCAAATGCTATCGCGGCGTGGTCTGAGTGCATTCAGAATGTGCGCTCAAGCGGTGAGGAGAGCGGAGCGTTCGCAAAGGTCACGAGCTATGATCCAAAGGATGGACGTTTCGTTCTGGAGCTGGGTTGGCGTCGCATCGGCACGTCCGTGCCGCCACAAACAAGGTCCTTCGAGTTCGGGACGGTAAAGTGTACCGGTCCGCTTCCAAAGGCGAATGATAGGCTGGACGAAGGTGCCGAGCGGTTCAGTTGCCAACGAGCGGTGACGCCTGGCTCGCCTCGACAGATGTTGATCTGGAACCTTAAGCACAAGGCTGGTAACCGGCAGCTAAAGATGACTGTGTCAGATGGGCCGATTCTCCCTGCCATTACACAGCTATGCGAGCGTCCTGATGCTTGGCGTCATAGGCAATGCAACCGCTGCGATGCGGACCTCACAAAGGATCCTAGGAACTGCGGCTCATGTGGGACTGTTTGCGCAGGCGGACAGTGTGCCGACGGATTCTGCACGTCCTGTGTGCTGGCGTTCGAGGAAAAGACGCACGCGCCGACGGCTGTTTCTCCGGTGTACCAGTTGACCTGCAAGAATATGCGCCCGGGCACTCTAGTCTCCGTAGCCGGGTCAGGAACGATGGACTCTACCCTGGACATCGCGAGCAACGCGGGCAGGGGAATCAAGTACTGGACCGATTCGCTTCTCCAGAGTTCGCTGTGCACAGCGCCGCTCAACGGATTGCTTGATGGCGAGCGGCCACCTAAGCTGAACTTCGCGTGCGCTGGTACTGTTCCGAAAAGTGCCGGCTACCGTGGAACGGATGTCACAGCCGACGTCTTTGTGAGCAGATGCCAGCGCGACTACGGAACTAACGTTTGCCTGATGAAGAGCGACTGGAAGCTCTCCATCGGAGCGCAACAATAGGCCGCCGTCCCGACGCTGCAGTGGTTGCGCATCACTTAATAGGTAGCGGGCGCGGCAAGTGGCATCGTCGCCCCCCGCGCATCGGTTCGTCGACGAGCAGCTTCCTACCGGCTTCGCCCAGGTCTCCGTGCGCCCTATCGCCAGCGCTCGGGCTGGGCATCAGCTTGAGCTCCTCCGTGGCCGCGCGCATTAGGTCATCGACGAGTGGCTCCTCACCAGTTCCGCCCCGACTGCCGCTGCCCACTGGCGCCACCCAAGCTGAACAACTGCTGCACCTTCGTCGAGGGCTTGTTGGTGAAGGCATTCTCCGAGGCGCATCGCGCGGCCTTCTCGTGGGACGTGCGTCGCCACCCCGGCAGATGATGATTGCCTCCACCCAGGACTACTTCTCCCGCCGTGACGGCGGCCGTCGAGTCCGGCATGGCCCTGATGGCGCCGTCGGCGGATGTGCCGCCTCACCCCTGGACACTTATCCAGGGGTGGCGCAGCCAGTGGGGCTCAGGGCACACCTTCCTCGTCGTGGACTTCCACCCGGAGACGGACAAGGTGCTGGTGCTGGAGTCCAACGCTGCCTACGGGCTCGACGGCGTCGGCTACCGTGGCCTCGGCAACCTGCGCGACGTCGTCCTCCAGCCGCCCGCGCAGTGGTGGACGCGGAGAGAGGTGTGGACGTGGCATCGCATCTGCTCGACGTACCCCTTCCGGAGGCAGACATGGTTGAAGGTCGAAGGGTGCGGGCTCAGGGGGATTTAGCTCTACTCAAGCTGGCATACGTCACGAGAGCCTTCGAGTGGAGCTAACCAGTTAAGTTCGCTTGGACAGAGCAGGGATGCATGGCGGTTAGAAATCTGCTGATTGGCGCGTCTTGCCGCGCTGCGTCTGTCTGGGCGCTAGGTTTTATTGTATAGGGTAGCGATGACTAGAGCTACGAGGCTGCCCTTACAGGTCGCATCCGTGTTGGCGCTGTTGGTCATTGCCGGGTGCGGAGCCCATTCTCAGGTTGTTCGGGACTATGAGTCAAACGTCGACGGCTCCTTGATTGCGGACGATAGTGGAATTGGATGGGAAGTCGTTGATCGATTTAGGTTGGTTTCGGAGCCGCAGGGGACCGAGAAACTCTTCAACCGATTTGTGTCCTATTACGGAACGGTCAGCAGCCAGATCAACAACGAAGGGATGTTGGAAACCCAGTGGGATGCAGCGGCAGGAAGGTACCGCGATGGTTATCTGGCTGTTGCCAAATGGAAGGTGAAGCTCAGCTTCAACGACGCGGGGATGTGCGAGTGGCGGGTCGGAGCGTATGCTCCTACGCTTGCCCCCTGCAGGTCTTTCGTTGTTGAGGTTCCAAAAGGCGAAACAATGGTTGAGGTGCGTCTTGGCGGTAGTAATGGCGTCATCCGCCGCACGGTCCTTCGTCCTCGAGATGTATTGATCGCATCTTTGGGCGACTCGTATGCTTCGGGCGAGGGGGTTCCAGATTTACGCCAGTACGGTGGCTGGCTTTTTTGGAAATGGGCGGACGCGAAATGGATGGATGCGCGGTGTCGCCGCTCTTTGTTCTCAGCTCCCGGGCTTGCTGCTCTTATGTATGCGAAGATTAATCCGCATGTGTCGGTAACGCATCTTACCTATGCGTGTTCGGGAGCAAAGATGAGTGAGGGCCTTCTCGAAGAATATGAAGGAGCATCGCCACCCGAATCCGCTGCGGCCCTTCGGCCTCAAGTGGACGAGTTCATTGGCGATCTTGAAAAGGCGGGTCGAACTCCTGATTATCTGACAATCTCGGCTGGCGGAAATGACATTGGTTTTGCTGACATCGTGACTGCCGCGGCTACGGGTAGTGTTGATGATGTGAAGAAGGTTGTTAAGCGAAGCGTGAGGTGTGGCGTCATGTCTGTGGCCGAGGATGCGCTGACGCTCAAGGCGAAGCTCGATTCCTCTCGATTCATCCGCGGACAGACGCAAATTCTTCTCACTGAGTACCCTAACCCGACAAACCTCTGGAGGCTTCCTGAAAACTCCGTAGGGATTGTGGGAACGAAAGAGGAGTTTAAGGAGGACTGTGCTCCCAGTAAGGGCAAGATAAACTTTGTTCCCTCGGCGTGGGTTTTGGGGATGGTGATGCAGATATCGAGGGAGGAACTCAGGGAGATCAATGAGAAGGTTGCTGCGCCCTTGAGTGATATGACAACGCGACTTGCTGATGCTGTGGGCGCTCGCAGGGTGAGCGGAATTGATGAGGAATTCAGGCTGCATGGGTACTGCGCCCCAGGGCTCTTTACTCCCAATGGGATTGTACGGTGGGTGAATACAGTGCGTGACTCAAGCCGGATGATGGGGCTGGTCAAACTTAGTGGGGCGATGCATCCCAATATTCGCGGTCAGGCAGCGATTGCAAGACACATTCTTGAGAAGATTCGTAGTGCGGAGTGCGCCGACGGGAAAATTGAAGAAGGGACTCCTGTGCGTGCGAAGCTATGCCAGGGGGACTCCTGGCGTGCTGAACTGCCAGGGTTTGGGCCGGGCCCGGAGCCGCTTCCGGCAAGCAAACAGTTTCCCAACTAATTGATGGCTGAGAGTCTACGACGAGTCGGGACTCTCAGTGCCTGCTCCGGGAGATGTTTCGGACGGCTGGGGGCGCCGCTTGGCGAGCGGCGACTCACCCAATCACCCGCACCCCAATCTCTCCGGTCCCTCGCCGCTCCGGCCCTCGCTCTCGCTGACAGGCGAGGACGACGGCCCAGAACTTGTCCGCGTGCCCGCGGTTGGTGCGTTCAGCGTCGAAGGACACCTTCCCCGAGGGCAACACGCGCCTCTTAATAGAGTGAATTTGCCCGACAAGCTCACGCTCGCGCGGCAGGGTGACGTCGCGGCGCTGGAGCAGAATTTTGAAGTCGGTCGCCCAGCGCTCCTTGGACTCGTTCGTGAAGTTCTCCGCCACCACCTGGGGGAAGTCGCGGGCGAGGTTCTCCGCGAGGTTCATGCCGATGCCGCTCCGGTCGACGCTGAGGCGCGCCACGGGCAGGACGGAGAGGAAGCGGCGCAGATGGGCCTCCTGCTCCGCGAAGGGGACGCCCTCGAAGCTCTTCAGCATGCGGCACGTGAAGCGGCCCGCCACCTCCTCGAAGACGGCCAGCTCCGAGCGGTCTCGCGTGCGGCCTATGTCGAAGCCCGCCACCAGGCGCCCCTGGGGCACGGGCACATCGGAGGTGTCCTGGGCGAGCGGTAGCTCGTCGGTGGTGCACGGGAGGATGAGCTCGTAGGGCAAGAAGCTGTAGGACTCGTCGACGTAAAAGGCATTCGAACTCCTGCTGGAAGTCCTCCTGCGGCAGGGAGTCGAACTGCTCGATGAGGACGGGGCGCCCGAAGCGGACGACGCGCTCCTCGGTGGACATGAGGGGGGCTTCCACCGCGGCGCGTCGCACGTCCAGGCTGAAGAAGCGGCACAGCCACCAGGGCACCTGCTGGCGCGTGTGGTGCGGGTACTTCCGCAGCTCCTGCGAGGCGATTTCCCAGAAGATGCCGCGCCGGCCCAGCGGCGTGCTGCAGCCCGTGAGCTGCCCGTGAGAGCGCAGGATGAGTGCGGTGCTGCCGGTGTAGACCTCGCGGTCGTTCACGTAGTGCGCAAGCTCATCAAGGTACGCATCCCCGCGCTTGCCGCGTGGTGGCTTCGAGGGCACGGAGATGATTCGCGAGAGCCGCCGGCCCTTGGCGTTCGACTCGAAGGCCAGCTCCGTCTTCGCGTCAGTGACGAGCTTCTTTTTGAATGCGAGGGGTAGCTCTTCGTACACCTGCCGGGCGATGAGCACCTTCTCCACGGCGTCGCTGAGGTTGTACGAGACGAAGACCGCCGTGTGGCCGTCACGCAGGTGGCAGCGCGCGAGAGCCTCGAGGGCGAAGAGGAAGGAGAAGCCCACCTGGCGGCTCTTCGCCACCCAGCGGAAGCGGGAGCGATTGTCCAGCAGGGCCTGCTGGTAGGGCTCCAACACCACCGGCTCGCTGTCGTAATGGCACAGGCCGGAAATGAATCCGGACTCGGTGGCCAGCCACTGGGTGAGGTCATCCTCGGTGCGTTTGACGATGCCGAGTGTCAAGGTGCCCTCTCTGCTTGTGTCGTTGCTTTCTTTCGGCACCAGAGCGTGCATGGCCGCGTCCTCTTCACGACGGAGTCGCCATGTCTGCCTATGCCGCTGTCACTCGCCCACCTCGCACTCTCACAGAGAAGGAGGTGGTGCTCCTGCTGCGCGTCACGGGGGAGCACCGGGATGGATTCCGGGACCACTGCCTGTACAGCCTCGCGCTGGCCTCGGGCCTTCGCGAGCATGAGCTGGTGGCTCTCAACATCGGAGACATCTTCGACGAGCGTGGACGCGCGCGCCGGCACGTTCCGTTGCGCGTCTTCAAGGGTTGCCGCCGTCACCCGGGCACCCAGGAAGTCGTCCTCTCGGACACGGTGCGCGCGAAGCTGGAGAAGCTGCTGCGCCTCAAGCGCTCGCAGGGGCATGAAGTGGGGCTCCAGGCGCCGCTCTTCTTGAGCCGCCTGGGACTGCGCCTGTCCACGCGGCAGGTGCGCCACGGCTTCAGCGTGTGGCAGGAGCGCGCGGGCCTGGAGCGGCACCTGAACTTCCACGCCGTGCGCCACACTGCGTGCACCGGGGTGTACCGGAGGACGAAGGACATCCGCCTCACTCAGCGGTTCGCGCGCCAGCGCAGCATCGAGTCCACCGTCATCTACACGCACCCCTCGGACGACGAACTGGTGCGCGTGACGCAGGACCTGCCCTGCTGATGGGTCGTGCCGCCTCCGCGCTGAGCGCCCGCGAGAGCCCCTGGACGGGCCGCGGTGCCGCGCGGAGGCGGTGAGTGGAGGCTGTGCGCGGAGTCCGCCCAGGCTGCCCCTGGCGCAACCGGCGAAGAAAGTGAACAGCGCGAGGCGTTCACTTACCGGGCGCAAATGAACGGGCGCGGGGTGTTCACTTTTTCGGGGCTGACCCTCTCGAAAAGGGCCCCAGGTACACGCCCCGGCGGCGCATCCCGCACGAAAGATCGCACCACCCCCCACCCTGGCGTCAGGGGTAGGCGGGGTAGGCGTGCTGGCGTCATCGGTAGGCATGGTTGCGCCCGGCCGGGGCAGGCGGTGAAGGTGACTGCGGAGGAGCTGGGCCGGGCGACGGGCGGCAGGAGGCCCAACCAGCGGAAAGCGGCCATTGGCCTCGGCGCTTCGGCCCCTCACGAGGCCTCGTAAGCGCGCGAAACAGCGTGGGGGCGGTGACGCCGAATGGCCGCCTTTACCTATTTCCGGCCATTCGGCTCGGCTCGGGTAACGGCACGCGCGCCCAGGTGCGCGCGGGGCGGAGGGCTGGTGCTTCGAGAGCAGCTCGGGGGCTCGTGGGGCTCACGAGGGAGACAAAGGCCTGCGGCCCGAAGCGCTGGGGGACACGCGCGCACGAACGGGGCGCCACGCGGCGACGGGCGCGGCGCGCGGGGCTGAACCGGGGCCGCGCCAGGTGGGCCACGTGGCGGCCAACGGGGCGCAGCGGAGTAGGGCGTCCCGGGCCGGGGAAGTGAACGGGGCGCTGGCGTCCGGCCCGCTGGACGAAGTGTGCTTCCGGGCGCGAGTTCAGGCCCAAACTCGTACCGCGGCGCTCATGGACCTGGTGGCTGTCCGCCCTAACCTCGCGAAACTACGAAGGCTGTGGCGCCAGGCGTGTGCTTCTGCGCGCCAGGTGGAGCTCCCGGGGGAAAGTGACCAGGCCAGGCCTGGCGCGGCGAAAGTGAACGGCGAAACTGAACGCGAAAGTGCCCGCGTTCACTTACCGGAGGGTGCCCTCAGTCGGGGTCGGCGGGGGCCGCGACGTCCGTGGGTGGCGCTACGGGGGCGCCGTCCTTGGGGCTTCCCGGCGAGGCTGTGTCGAGGTCCTCGTCGTCGCTGCTCGCCACCTCTGCGTCCACCTCGCCGCGCACGGCGGGCGTCGTCTCGCGCGCAGCTCGCAGGGCCTGGGCGTGTCGGGCCTGGAGGCCCTCCAGTGAGAAGCTGGCGTGCAGCTCCTGGCGGGAGTCGGCGCCGCCTTGGACGAACTCCTTGAGCCTCACCATGGTGTTGAAATCGGTGGGGTTGTCGACGCGCACGCGGCCCTCGGACAGCGCCTCCTCGAAGCCGAGGAGGTAGCCGTCAATCATCTTCAGGGCGTCGTCCTTTGAGACGGCGATGGCGGTGGCGCGCAGCTCGATGAGCTTCGCATCCGCCTTGGTGGCGATGCGCGTCTTGGCCTCCTCGCGGCGGCGCAGGCAGTTGTGCTCCTTCGCGTAGTTGGCGACGAGCGAGGTGGCGACACCGAAGCGCTCCGCCAGCTCGCGGTACGAGGCGTAGGACGTCATGGTGGAGCCGTCGGGAAGCGTCTTCACGTCGCCGAAGACGAGGGCGCGGTCCAGCTCCTGGCGTGGGAGCGCGGGCTCCTCGGACTTGCGGGGGCGGCCCGTCTTTCGCTTCGGAGGAGGAGGCGCTTCGTCCGGCGCGGGCGTCTCGTCCAGCGCGGGCGTCTCGGCCGGCTGCTGGCCCGCGAGGAGACGCTTGCGGCGGCCGAGGCAGTCGTGCTGCTGGGCGTACTTTGCGACGGCGCTGTGGGCGACGCCGAAGCGCTCTGCCAACTCGCGGAGAGAGGGGAAGCGCCGCTTCACACGGCCCCGCGTGGTGGGCACCTCTTCGCCCTCCACGAGGAGCCGGTCCACCTCGTCATGAGGCAGCCGGGGGCCTTCGGCCTTGGTGGGGCGCCCCAGCTTCTTGAGGGGCTTCTTCTGGGCCATGCCTTCCCTCAGCAGCCACTGGAGGGCTGCGCTGCGGTGTCCACGGCCTGGGTGCGCAGGCGCTGCATCAGCCGCGTGCGCTGGCGCTTCAGGCGCTGGTACACCCGCTCGACCTCGGTGGTGTCGCCCTCGACGAGGCGGCTGGCGTAGGCACGCAGCTTCTCGCGCCGGACGACGGTGGCCATGAGGACCTCGATGTCGCTGTGAGGCAGGGTGCCCCGGGCCAAGTGCACCAGCACGGCGTCGCGCTTCACGAAACTGCGGCGGACGCTGGGCCGCCTGGGGCTCTCCACCGGCGCGGCGTGACGGGTGTCCGGCAGCCACTCGGCGAGCTGCTGCTGCGTGTACGTCTCGTGCTGTTCCGCGCGCTCCTTACGGAGGTGCCGGAACACCTCGCGCGCCGTCTGCTGGCGCAGGCGGACGGCCGTCCAGTCACCCCAGCGGGAGAGAGGGAAGGCGCGCGCGACGGAGAGGAAGGTGGCGAGAACGAGCTGGTCCAGGTCCTCCCGGGGCACCGCGCTGCCGAGGAGGCGGCGGCGCAGGCGCCGCAACATGGGGGCGTAGGCTGCGGCGAGGCTCGCCGTCCACGCGGGGCTGGAGGAGGCCTGCATTTCGGCCACCAGGGCCCGGGTGAGGGCTTCCCGCTCCGGGTACGTCTCCTCGCGCGCGTCAGCCAAGGCGGCCAGCACGGATTCGAGCGTGGCATGACGCGCGAAGGCCGGCCGCTGCGTGCGCGCAGCCGCGAAGACGGACTGGTGCCGAGGGGAGAGCGCCTCCACACGCAGCAGGCCCAGGAGGTGGCCGAAGAAGTCACTCACCGAGGACGGGCCTCCCACCACTCGCGCAGCAGCTCGAGGAAGTCATCCAACTGCATGGTGACGAGGGGCGGCTGCCCGTCGTCCTTGCACACGGCGAGAGGCCATCGGCCCGGCGGGCACGTCTCCACCGCTTGGCGCATGGCCTCACGGACGTTGGTGCGCTGGTGGGCCTTGGCCTCCAGCCAAAAGCACGGCACCTCGACGTCGGACACCTCCTGTCCAGTGCGGTATTGGAGTCCTCGGCGGATGACAGCCTCGGGCATGGCGTCGCGGAAGCGGTGGACGAGGGCCCTCTCGAAATCTGCACCCTTACGACGGGAGGCTGCGCCGCTCACGAGACACCTCCCGACTCCTCCAGCAGCCGCTCCATGTGCCCGCCACGGCTCATGCGGACGGCAAGGCGGCGAGCCACCTCCAGCGCGCAGCGGGCGTCCGCCATGGCGCGGTGAGGCGTGGGACGGTGGAGGCCGAAGTGCTTGGCCAGGGCGTTGAGAGAGAGGGACTCCACCTCGCCCGTGGCGAGCAGCGGCCACGCGAGGCTGGCGGTGTCGAGGCGGTGGTAGTCGACGGAGGGCAGGGGCAACTCGGTGCTGCGGTAGCCCTCGACGAGGAAGCCCCAGTCGAAGCTGGTGTTGTGGCCGGCCACGAGGGTGCCCGCCAGGAGAGGCGTCACGGTGGCCAAGACTTCCCGCAGGGGCAACGCGTCCCGCCACTCCTCGTCGGAGTAGCCGCACACGGCCAGGGCCTCGGGGTGGGCGTCGGCCAGCCGCGTGGGCTGCACGCGGGCCTCGTACTCCGCCAGCACCTTGAGGCTGCGAGCGTCGACGCGGAGGATGGCCACCTCCAGCACCTCGTGACGGGAGGCATCGAGGCCCGTCGTCTCCAGGTCAATGAAGGCGAGCGTTCGCAGGTGCGGCGGGAGGCTGGGGAAGAGCAGTGGAGGGAGGGGCGAGACAGGGGTGGTGTCGGAAGCAGGGTGAGCGGGCAGCATCTATGCGACCTCCTTGGCCCAGATGCGGGGCGAGTGGTGTTTGGCGGCGAGGGAGTCCAGCTCGGCCTTCAGCAGCGCGATGCGCGCGGTGCCCAGGCGCTTGCCCGCGTCCTTCAGCAGCGCATCGAGGGCCTTCTTCTCGACACTCGCGAGGCGCTGCATCAGCTCTTCACGGGAGTGGCCAGTGGCCCGGGCCAGCACCGCGACGGTGGGCTCCAGTGGGTAGTCGAGGCTGGTAGTGTTGAACATGCGGTAGCGCGTGCCAGCGAGGACGAGTTCGTCCTGTTCGGCGAGGTGGGCCCGGAGGACGCCCTCCAGCTCCGCCTTGCGCGCGTTGAGAATCTTCGCGATGTGGGCGACCTCCTGTCGCTCGCGGGCGACGGACTCCAGGTCGGAGGTGTCCTCGCAGACGACTTCACGTCGGCCCTCCAGCGCCTGGGCATAGGTGGGGCAGTTGCGCCGGTGGTCGCAGTACACGCAGTTGGGGTTGAGGCGGGCGGGGAAGGACTCCGCCTTCTCCATTTGCTGGCCCAGCGTCTCGACGTAGGCGAGGGCGGCGTCCAACTGCTCCTCGGTGCGCGTCGTCTCCTGCCGCACGCCGTGGCGCAGCATCCACATGGACAGGCGCACCTTCTTCGCCCAGGGCCACATTCGGCGCGCGGCGAGGGCGTAGAGGCTGAGCTGGAGGCTGGAGTCCAACTCCTCGCGGGTGAAGAGCTGGTGGTTGGACTTGTAGTCCATGACGTGGACCGTCTCGTCGTCCACCCAGTCGACCCGGTCGATGAAGCCCAGGACGGTGAAGGGGCCCACCGGCAGGCGGAACTCCTTTTCCACGGCGAGGATGTCGCGGGAGTCCACGCGGCCCTGCTGGCGGACGAAGTCCTGGAGGATGCCGAGGCCCTGCTGGAATAGGTCCAGGCCGGAGAGGCCCGAGGCGGCCCACTCTTCACGGTAGAGCTGGAGGGCGCGCTCCTCGGAGAGCGGGCCCGCGTACTCGGTGTCGATGACTTCCTGGAGGAGTCGCTCGAGGACGGCGTGTAGCGCCTTCCCGAAGCTCAGGGGGACGCCGGGCTCGGCGGTGTGCTTGTCGAGGTAGTGGAGCCGGTAGGACAGTGGGCAGGCCTCGAAGCGGCTCAGCCGGCTGTATGACAAATGCTGGTTTCGCAGGGCGCTCATGACGTGGGCCTCCGGGCCGGTGCAGTGGCGTGTCGCGAGTCAGTCATCACGCTCTTTTCGAGAGACACATCAAGTTGATACGGGGAGGCAGCGCGGCCCGTTGCGTGTGTTTCACAGTCGCGAGGCACGCTCATTGCGATACCTCGTCAGCGGAGGCTGGGCGCTTTTCGAAGGACATGACGCGCGAGCCCGGGAAGGCAGACAGGACGCGCACCAGGGTGGCGGCGTGCTCCGGGGTGAGTTCCTTCCGGGCCTGGCCGGTGTAGGCGGGGACGAGCCACACCTCGCCGTAGGTCTCGGAGCGGAAGCACACCTCGGCGTTGAGGGCCCTGAAGCTGGCGATGTCCTCGTCGGTGAGGCCGCGCAGGGCGGAGGGCGGGGACTCCGCGTCCAGCTCCTTCACATCGGGAGACGGAGTGGGCGGCGCGGACTTGGAGGCGGGAGCCGGGGCGAGCTTCTTCGAGCCTGCCTCGGACAGGGGATGGCCGAAGAGATCCACCGCAGCCGTGGCGGACTTCGCCGGAGGAACGGGGGCATGCGGCGCGGCCACGTCACGATGAGGCCGGGCCTGCCGATTCACCTTCAGCCATTCGGTGCAGGTGGAGATGCTGGCCAGGGCGCAGCCTCCGCCAGTCCGGTAGTGCAGGCAGTGCTTGCCCTCGCCGCGGACATACACTTCGCACGTCACGCCAGGCGGACGTTGCTGTGCGGCGGTGGGCTGGAGGAGGTGTGTAAGGGCCATGCGCGGATGTCGGCGGCGCGTGTCTGCCGATACATCCAAAAAGCACCCCATCCCTCCGTTTCGGGACAAGAAATCTTTTTGCCCGATTTCTTTTTCGATTTTCGCGCAGAGGAGCAGGGCGGCGTTGTGCATTCGCGCTGGGGCGCTCCCTCAGATTTCTGAACCACTTTCGCCCTGTGGACAGCTCCGGGACAGCCCGTGGACAGGTGTCTGTCCACAGTTTTCGTGAGTGATTGCGAGAAGATAGGTCACTGTGGACAGTGTGGACAGGTTTTGAAGAGTACCCCTACGTCATGTGCACGCGCATGCGAGCGCGCGTGCGAGTGCGCGCCCGCGCATGCGTGGCTCTCCCCATAAAAGCTGTCCACACTGTCCAGAGTGATGTTTTCCTTAAAGAATTCATGGAGATAAGTGTGGACAGCTTGCTGTCCACACCTGTCCACGCTGTCCACACCCACTCGTGAAGTAAAGACTGGTGCGGCTGACTGTGAAGGAGTGGGCGGGCGAGGCACGTGGCGCCGAGTGGCGCGTCTTCACCATGGCCTGCGCATGCCCGCAGGACGGCCGGAAACGGCCTCCACGCGCGTGAAGGGGAGGAGGGGCTGGTTGCTGCCAGCCCTCCGTGCCGCCTGCGCCCTGTCAGGGCTGTCGCGCCTCCACGTGAGGGGCGCGAGTCCCACCGGCAGCCAGCTCTCCCGTGAAGCAACGGCGATGATACAGAGAGAGAAGATGTTTCACTTCGCGCACGCCCGAGTGCGTGGACGGTTCAACGCTCCCGGCGCCGACGGAGTCCGAGCGGCGACGTGCGGGCATGAAAGTCGCAAGTCGCGCGGCCGTGTCCTCGACGGCACAGCGGTCAGTCTGGATGCTCTCGCTGGAAAATTCGAGCGCAGCAAGAGCGCCACTGAATGCGTGACTGTCTGGCTATTGGGAGCTTGGGAGGGGGTTGATACATGGATAACAAGTATCGCCATGAAGCGCGGAGGGGCGTTGGCGACATGGGAGGCCTCAAGGCGCGTTTTTCGTCACGCCGTCACGCCGTGGTCACGCCCAGGTTGCACCGTGTCGTGCGTATCGAGTGGAGGCATGTTTCAGCCGAGGTCCCGTCCTTGGCTGCGTGGGGGCAGCGTGAATTCCAGACTCAGCAAGGTATGCAGAACTGTTGCGAGTGGAGCGCTCCCGCTGGTGGCGCCAACGAGCCCGCGCGCCGTTCATCATGGGTGTGGGCTGTGCCGTGGGAGCACCGTCCCAGCTTCTTTGGGCGCGCCCCGCTTCCGTTGCCGTGCCCCCAGGCGGAAGGGGCCCGCCTGTTACCGTAGCGGTGTCTCTGGGTGGCCCGGGCGCGCGTAACGCCCGCCTCTTCCGACGACTGACGCGCCGCAGCCACGAGGCTCCCACCGAAGAAGGGGCTGCCTCGGAGGCGCTGGCGGCATTTCCTCAACGGGGCTCGGCCTTGTCTCCCCTCTCCCCCGGCACCTCCCGCGCGCCGAGCGCAGGGCCGGGACGGCATGCACCTGTGAGTCGTGGTTGGGATGCTCTCCATCGAGAGCTTGGCGCGGCCCTCCAGACGGCCGAGGCGCGGCGCGCCTATCGCCTGGTGCGGAGCAACTGGGAGGCGCTCTCCGGTTTCGAGGAGCCGGAGGCCCTTGTTTCATTTCTCACGGCACGAGAAGGCGACTCTCACGTCAAGGATGGCTTACTCGCGGGCCTCGTCGTCATGGTTCAGACGGGAGCCGCTGCCAGCTTCTTCGTGGCCTTGTTGTGGCTGAGCCTGTGGCCCGGGTTGGACAGCGTGTATCGCCGATGTCTCAGGCGCACGGAGCAGCCGCCCGCGGAGGTGGTGTCCTCGGTGGCCGCGTCATTCATGGCCCTCGTGGCACGCGTCAATTTGTCAGGCGTCCATCGCGTGGCGGGGACACTCGTGCGCGGGACCGAGCGCGATGTCCTCAAGGCCTGGCACAAAGAGCTGGTGGAGCAACGCCGCCGCGCGCGCCTTGAGTCGCTGACGGACGTGGACGGCGGGGCGCCCTCGGTGCAGTGGCTCACTCCCCTCGTCTCGCGAGCCCGCTCCTTCAACGCCGAGGTGGAGGAGCTGCGCGCCTGGCTCCTCCCGCTGACTGGGGAGGACACTGAGCTGGTGGTGTCCCTCGTCCTTCGCGAAGAGGACGTTGTCGAGGTGGCAGCGAGCCTTGGGGTGTCGCCCGAAACGGCGCGCAAGCGCGTCCGGAGGGCACTGACTCGCCTGCGGAAAATGAAGAATAAAATCCCCGAAAAAGATTTCTTGTCCCGAAATGGCGGGTGGGGGTGCTTTTTAGAGTTTGTGGATTCTGAAACAACCGAGAGGGAGCGGCTGAGGGGAGTCACGAATCGCATGTCCCCTACGCGCGCCGCCTGACTTTGGGGGAGTAACGGGGCCACCCGAGCCCCAATCCAATCCTGCTTCAACGTGCCCTGTCCGCCTCAGTGGGCAGCGACGCCCCTGTATTGCCTTCAACCGGGAAGGACTGAATTGAATGAAACCAGCCGCGCGAGACAGTTTTGAGCACGATGAAACATATGTGCGCTTCACCGCGCGCATCGACGGGCACCGCCTGCGGGTGGTGAGCCGGGGCGATGCAGGGCCGGGAGCGGAGGGGCGCGCCGCGTGTCTCTGCTGCGAATGCGAATGCGAATGCGAAGGGGCAGGGGCCAACGACTATGTCCGCATGCCGGGCCTCTTCCGCCGCTGGGAACTCGAGCACGTCGTCGACAGCACGGCGGACTTCAACGTCGAGCCGACGGGCTGCACCGCGGACGGCACCGAGTTGTTCTCGGTGTACCGGCGCGAGCGCCACGCCTCCACCACGCACTGCCAGAAGGAGGAGTAAGCACCATGGCGAACAACATGTGGGAGCAGACGGCCGCGATGGCCAAGCAGCACGAGCAGCAGGGTGGTGCCTGGCTGAAGCTCGCGAATGACGGGGACACCGCCGTCGTCGTTTTCCTCGGGGAGCCGCACCCGCGCGAGGTGGTTTTCATCGACAACAAGTTCGTCCCCTTCGACGAGAAGATGAAGGCCCAGGGCCACAAGCCCTCGCTGCGCGTGGCCCTCAACGTCGGCGTCTATGGGACGCGCGAGGTCAAGGTGATGGAGCAGGCCGTCACCTTCTTCAACACGCTGATGGAGCTCCGGGCGAAGTACGGCCTGGAGAAGTGGGCCTTCGAGGTGAAGCGCAGAGGGGCGGCCAAGGACACGAAGACGACGTACAGCATTCTGCCGGACCGGCAGCTCACGGCAGAGGAGGCTTCGGCCTTCCAGGCGTTGCAGCAGCATGACCTGCCGAAGCTGTACGCGGCGGAGGCGGAGGGTGCGGCGAGCGGCGCGTCGCCCGCGGGCGCTCCCAGCGCGAAGGCGAACGAGCCCATCGACGTGAAGCTGGCGCAGGCAATCGCCACTGCTCTGAAGGCCCTGCCGCGCGAGGCCGTCGACCGCTTCCTTCAGAAGTTCGCCGTCCAGCGCATCCGCGACTTGCCGGCGTCGAAGGGCGAGCTGGCGCGCGCCTACGTCGACTCCCTCGTGGCCGAGTACTCCGCGGAGAGCGTCGCGGACGTGGATCCCTTCGGGCCGTGAGCCCTCGCCGCTGAAGTCGGTTGCCGTAGCCATGCGTGAAGGGGGCCTGCTGCGTGCCCCCGACGCGCCTCACTGAGGACGACAAGAATGGTGGAAGACTTCTCCGAAATGCACGGGGACGGGGGACGTGTTGTCTCTCGCACCCAGGACTCCCACGTGGGCGCCGCTCCGTCCGCGCCTGCGCGCGACGCGAGCACGGCCACCGGCATGAGGACGCTTCGCGTGCGGGTGGACGCCGGGCTGCGGCTCGCGGTGGGCGACGTACCGCCCAAGGTGCTGGAGGGCCTATGCCGGGCGCTCTCCCTGCCCAACCCTGCCTTCCTGAAGCTGGTGCGGCTGCGCAAGCGCCCGGGAGCGGAGCCCCAGACGCTGTACTTCTTCCGCCAGCAGGAGCGGGAGCTGGTGCTGCCGCGCGGGGCCATTCACCTGCTGCGCCGGGCTGCGGACGAGGCCGGCCTGACGCTCTCCTTCGAGGACGCGCGGGTGCTGCCACCCAAGCGCCTGGCGAAACTGCCGGAGGTGCCCCTGCGCGACTACCAGTCCGCGGCTGTGGAGCGACTGGTGAAGGCGACCCAGGGGATAGCGGTGCTGCCATGCGGGGCTGGGAAAAGCGTCCTCGCCGTCGGCGCAATCTCTCGGCTCCGCACGCCGACACTCATCCTCGTCCACACCTTGGACCTGGCGGAGCAGTGGAGAGAGCACGTGCGTGAGCGCCTGGGCCTGGAGGCGGGCCTCGTGGGCGCGGGCGAGGAAGAGGTGCGGGCCGTCACCGTGGCCGTCGTCCAGTCCCTGGCCCGCTGGGACGAGGCGAAGCTCGACGCCTTCCTCCACCGTTTCGGCCTGCTCGTCCTCGATGAGGCCCACCACATCGCCGCCAGCGCCTTCCACCGTCTGGTGGACAGGTGCCCGGCCCGGTACCGGCTGGGCCTGACGGCGACGCCCGAGCGGGAGGACGGGCTGACGCCGCTCTTGCGCCTGTACCTGGGAGCACCTCTGGCCGTGGTGAGGCACGAGGACCTCGTCGCGCGCGGGGTGCTGGTGGTGCCCGAGGTGCGCGCCGTGGAGACGGCCTTCGACTACCCCTACTTCCGCGCCGCGGACTACGCGCCCATGCTGGAGTCACTGGCGGAGGACAAGGCGCGCAATGACCTCGTCGTCGGCGCCGTGGCCCGCGAAGCGTGGGCAGGCCACCTGTGCCTCGTGCTCACCGGCCGGGTGGACCATTGCGAGCTGCTGGCGCATCGGCTCTCGGCCGCCGGCCTGTCGGCCGCCGCGTTGACGAGTGAGGTGCCGCGCGAAGCACGCAAGGCCCTCCTGGACCAAGCTCGCTCCGGGCGCGTCCGTGTGCTGGTGGCCACCAGCCTGGCGGATGAGGGACTCGACTTGCCGCGCCTCTCGCGCGTCTTCCTGGCCTACCCCGGCCGCGCGCGCGGACGCACCGTCCAGCGCCTCGGACGCCTCATGCGTCCCCACCCGGAGAAGAAGAGCGCCGTCCTCATCGACTTCGTCGACGGGCAGGTGCCGTTGCTCCGGCGCCACCACGCGGAGCGCCGCCAGCAGTACGCCACGGTGCTGGGGGTGTCCGCCGCCGCCAGCGCGCACTGAACTGCTGCAGGGAGTGAGCACCTTCGATGACGACACCTTCTGACACCACTCCAAGCACTCCCAACGCCGACGCCATCCGCGCCACGTGGCGGTGGCTGGCGCATGCACAGCACGGCGTGAGCGAAGTCCGTGTCATCCGCCCGGGCGGTGGTGGCCTCGTCGGCCTGGGCTTCTTCGACGATGAGGAGGCTTTCGTCGCGGCCTGCGTCGAGGCCAACAGTGCCGGCAACGTGTACGTGGGCATTCAGCCGCGGCCCCGGCGCCTGCTCGAACTGGCCCCCAACGTCTTGCGCCCCTTGCGCACTGGGGCGGGCAGCAAGGACATCGAGGTGGTGACGGCCACGGTGGTGGACCTGGACCCCGTGCGCCCCAAGGACATGGCCAGCACCGAGGACGAGCTCTCGCTGACGCTCCAGGTGGCGGAAGCCGCCGCGGCCTGGTGTGAAGCGCAGGGCTTCGTCCGGCCGCGACTGAACATGAGCGGCAACGGGGCGCAGCTCTGGTTCGCCCTGCCGCCGCAGTCCCTGGAGGGCGAGAGCCACGAGCGCGTGCAGGAGGGCCTGAAGGCCTTCGAGGCCGAGTTCCGTGCCCGCTTCGCCTCCGAGCGCGTGCGCGTGGACTCCATCCACGATGTGGCCCGCATCATCAAGGTGGTGGGCACCGTCGCCCGGAAGGGGGCAGGGACGGCGGAGCGGCCTCACCGAGCAGCTCGGGCGCTCGCCGGCTTCGAGCGTGTCGAGGATCCGCAGCTCCTGGAGCGCCTGCTGCGCGCGCCGGTGCAGCAGCCCGTGGCGAACCTGGGGCGTCCGGCCCAGGTGACGCTGCCGTTGGCACCCTCCGCCTCGGCACCGCAGGGGACGGTGAAGGCCCGCCGGACGGAGACGGGGGAGTACGACTGGGCGCAGCCGGTGGAGATGTGCGGACCGGTGCAGCGCCTGTGGCAGGAGGGCGCGGAGGACCGGAGCGTCGCCATCTTCAACATGGTGCGCTTCTTCGCTCACAAACAGCTCGGCCTCGATGAAATCACCGAGCTGGTCCTCGAGTACGACCGCCGTGGCCTCGGCAAGCTGAAGGGCCGGGACGGCGCGGGCTACATCCGCAAGGCCTATGAGAAGGTGATGGCCACCGCCCGCGAGGGTGGGGCCGTGGCCCCGCCCTGCCACTCCCTCCAGGGCTTGGGCTACTGCCGCGTCAACCGCGAGCCGGACGTGCGCTGCGAGCTGTACGACGTCGTCTTCGACATCGAGAAAGCCGTGGAGGCGCTCGCGACGGTGCCGGCCCAGGACGTGGAGTACCGCCTCAAGCCCATCCTGGAGGCGATTGCCCACCGTCCGCCGTCCGCGCAGGAGAAGTACCTGGGCCTGCTGGAGGTGCGCACCGGCCTGGCCACGCAGAAGCTGCGGCTGTCCATGGCCCGCGCGGTGCGCACTTCAGCGACGAGCGAGGGAGCGGAGGGCGCGGACTCCAAGGGAGGAGGGAAAAGCAGCGGCGGTGACGACACCATCGACGGCGAGGTGTACGAGGACGCGTCCTGCTACTACACGGTGACGCAGCGAGGAGAGGCGAAGGCGATTTCCTCCTTCACCTTCACCCCACGGGCCCTCGTCGAAACCGAGGAGGGGGAGGTATTCCTCGGGGACGTCCGCACGGACAAGGGCACCAATCTGGATGGAACGCGCTTGCCGCGCCGGGCCTTCAATTCGCGCAAGGAGCTGCTGCACCACCTGCCGTCCGTCCACACGCAGTGGACGGGAAGCGACAACAACGTGCAGGGCCTCTTGCGCGCGGTGGCGCGGCGTACGGTGCCTCGCCTTCCGGGCACCACCACTCTGGGGGACTTCAAGCGGGGGGAGCACCACGTCTGGGTGGCGCCTGGGTGCACCATCGGGAAGGAAGGCTTCCTCTCGGCGTTCCCCGTGGCGTACCTGCCGAACGGCACTTCGCTCGAGGCGCGCATCCGCTACGAGCCCACGGACGATGACACCTTCCACGACGTCGCGCGCACCGTCTTCGAGTACCTGCCGCAGCTCAACACGCCGCAGGTGGTGCTGCCCATGCTGGGGTGGTTCTTCGCGACGCCGATGAAGCCGAGCCTCATGGAGAAGGTGGGCTCCTTTCCCATTCTCTTCATCCACGGGACGCAGGGCAGCGGCAAGTCGAGCATGTGCACCGACGTCTTCTGGCCCCTCTTCGGTGTGCCTGCTTCTGACGCCTACAGCGTGACGGAGACGGAGTTCGCCCTCGTGAAGCTGCTGTCCGCCACGCGCTCCGTGCCGGTGGTGGCGGACGAGTACAAGCCCTACGACATGCCGCTCCACCGGCTTCAGATGCTGCACCGTTACATGCGGCGCCTCTACCGCGGGGAGACGGAGGAGCGAGGCCGCTCGGACTTGTCGGTAGTGAGCTACCGCCTGCACGCGCCGCTGTGCGTGGCCGGTGAGACGCGCCCCACGGAGGCCGCTCTCCTCGAGCGCCTTCTCACCGTCAACCCCGAGAAGGCGACGCTGAAGCGACGCGAATGCCGGGCGGCCTTCCGCAAGCTGAAGTCCGTCAACCTGGCCCTGCTCGCGCCTCGATACATCCAGTTCTGCCTGGGGCGTGACTTCGACAAGGACTTCCAGGTGGCCCGGACGGTGGCGGACGTCGTCCTGGAGGGACGGGAGGTGCCTCCGCGCGTCGCCGACAACGTGGTGGCCATGCTGCTGGGCATTCACCTCTTCGAGGAATTCGCGCGGGAGTGCGGCTACCCGTTGCCCACCGACTTGGGCGCCCGCGAAGCAGTCGCCGCCGTGCTGGCGGACCTCCTTGAGACGGAAGCCGGCGTGAAGAATGCCCTCGACACCTTCCTCGAGATGCTGAGCGTCATGGCCATTCACGGAGAGCTGCGGCACCGGGTGCACTACGTCTTCGAGGGCGAGCGACTCTGCCTGCACTTGGAGAGTGCGTATGACGTCTTCCGCGCCCACTGCAAGCGCATCGACTACGAGGGCGAGGTCGTGGACACGAGGGCGATGCGACGCCTGCTGCAGGAGAACCACCGCGAGGGCGGCTACGTCGCCGCCCTGAATGAGCGCATCTGCTTCGACGGGCGGATGAACCGCCGCCGCGCCGTGGTGATGGACTTGTCGCGCACGCGCCTCGTCTCGGCGGAGGACTTCCCTCACTCCCACGACTGGCGTGCGCGCAACGGCGACTACACGGCGGAGGACGCCAGCGGATAGCTGGCCCAGGAGGAGGGCGCCTTGCGGCCGGAGGCCGTGGGACGTGAAGACGTGTGGGCGTATCCCTAAATGCTTGCAGGTGGCCTTTGTCATGGTGATGGACCCGAGAATGTCGAAGCCGGTTGAGGATGATGTCGCGGTGGCTGAACGGCCAATCCCCGTGCGACAGCGTCGCGAGGATGCCGTGGACGTGCTGGCCGAGGCCCTCTGGAAGTTGTGGCTGCGTCGACATGCGCAGCCGCAACGACAGACGCCCGCGTGGGGGGCGGAGGAGAGCGCGCATGGCTGAGCCGCAGACTCTCGACTTGTCTTCTTCTGGGGACAGAGCGTCCATGGCTTCCGCCCGAGGGCCTGCTGCCCGGGGCAAAGGAGACAATACCATGGCGAAGAAGGGGACTGCGCGGGCCGCGCGCACGCAGTTGGCGGATGTGCCACAGCAGTTGGCCGCGCTGGCCAGCATGTCCGTGCCGGATTTGGCGGCGAAGTACCTGGAGCTGTACGGCGAGCCCACACGCAGTCGCAACCGGGACTACCTGAAGAAGCGCCTGGCCTTCCGCATTCAGGAACTGGCCGAAGGGGGCCTCTCCACGCGCGCCGTCGCACGCATCTCGGAATTGGGCGACAGGCTGCCCGAGCGCTGGCGGATGCGGCAGGTGGAGGAGACGAAGCCCTCCGCGCCGCCTCCTTCAGGCCCTGTCGACGTGCGCGCACCCGCTGCGGAAGGACGCGACGCGCGCCTGCCTCCGCCGGGCACGGTGCTGACGCGCGTGTTCAAGGGCGCGCAGCACCGGGTGACGGTGCGCGAGGACGGCATTGAATTCGAGGGCCAGCTCCACCGCAGCCTCTCCAGCGTGGCCAAGCTGATTACTGGTACGGCCTGGAATGGCTTCACCTTCTTCGGTCTCAGGGCCGGCGGCTCCAAGGCGGTGAAGTCATGAGCGGCCCCGCCTTCTTTCAGACGCACATGGGGCAGCGCTTCTACGAGGGGACGATGCCGGCGCTCGTCCGTGAGCTGAAGCGCCTCAACGACAACATGGAGCGACTGGTGGCCATGGCGGAGCAGCTCGCCGGGCAGAAGGAGTCCACGAGCGCCGAGCCAGTGCATCCGACAACGCCAGCCGGGACGGAGGGGAAATGAGGAAGAGCAAGCCAGCGCCCTCGGACGCGAAGCGCTGCGCCGTCTACACGCGCAAGTCCACGGCGGCGGGCCTGGAGATGGAGTTCAACTCGCTGGACGCCCAGCGCGAGTCCTGTGTCTCCTACGTGCAGCGCCAGCCCGGCTGGGTGCTGGTGGATGAGAGCTACGACGACGGCGGCTTCACCGGCGCGAACATGGAGCGGCCCGCCTTCCAGCGACTAATGCAGGACGTGGACTCGGGCCGGGTGGACGTGGTGGTGGTGTACAAGGTGGACCGCCTCTCCCGCAGCCTCCTCGACTTCGCGAAAGTCATGGAGCGCTTCAACGCGGCGGGCGCCTCCTTCGTCTCGGTGACGCAGAACTTCTCCACCGCAGATGCGATGGGCCGGCTGACGCTGAACATGCTGATGTCCTTCGCCGAGTTCGAGCGGGAGATGATTTCGGAGCGCACGCGGGACAAGGTGGCCGCCGCGAGGCGCAAGGGGAAGTGGACGGGAGGACGCGCGCCGCTGGGCTACGAGGTGAAGGACAAGCGCCTCGTGGTGAATGAGTACGAGGCGGTGGTGGTGCGGGAGGCCTTCGAGCTGTACCTCCAGCACCAGCAGGCCTCGGTGGTGTCGCGCCTCCTCAACGAGACGGGGCGCAAGACGAAGCGGTACGAGGCCCAGAGCGGTGCCACGCGCGCGGCCCGGAAATGGACGACGCAGGACGTGCTGCGCCTCTTGAGGAGTCCCCTGTACGCGGGCTTCGTGCCGTATGGCGACGAGGCGCACCCGGGCGAGCACTCGCCCATCGTGGATAGGGCCACCTTCCATCAGGTGCAGGACATCCTGGAGGGCCGCGGCCCGGGCATCCAGTACCACGGGCGCAACCCTGACTATGTGCTGCGAGGCCTCCTGCGCTGCGGCATGTGCGGCGAGGCGATGACGCCCGGCTCCACGCGCAAGGGCACGCGTGAGTACCGCTACTATCGCTGCGTCACCCGGGACAAACAGGGGAAGGAGGGGTGCCGGGCCTCACCCCTTCCGGCCGCCGCCCTGGAGGACTTCGTCGTCGCGCGGCTGCGGGAAGTCTCGGTAGGTGGGGGCTTCGCGACGCAGGTACACGCCCGCCTCACGTCGCGGCTGGAAGAGAAGCACAAGGCCCTGCGCGCTGAGCGCATACAGCTCCCGAAGGACTTGGCCAAGCGTGCCGGAGAGTCCGCGAAGTGGGTGGACTCCCTCGCGAAGCTGGAGGGCCCCGCCCGGCGGCTCCTGGAGGAGAAGCTGACAGCCGCTGAAGAGGAGTCCGCCGGCATGAGGCGGCGGCTGACGGAGGTGGAGCACGCGCTGGACGCCATGGAGAGGGAGAAGCTGGAGGCGGCCTGGGTGGCCCAGGCCTTGGCGGACTTCGACGCGGTGTGGGACGCCCTCACGGCCGCCAACCGGGGTCGCCTGCTGCAGGCACTCGTCGGCCGAGTCGTGGTGGACGAGGAGACGGACAGAGTGGATGTGCACCTGGCTCAGGCCGGTGAGCCTGCGGCGTCCGAGGGCGAGGAGGTGGCGGCGTGAGCGCGAGTTCCGAGTCTCGGCCTGCGGAGGCCGGCCTCGTCAGCGCGCAGTTCCACCGCGTGCGTCGGGCGACGGTGCGCTTCCGGGAGGGGGCGAGCCCCCCGCCGCGAGAGGCGGCGCGCCGGCCAGCGCACGTCGCGCGAATGCTGGCCCTGGCGCACCATGTGGAATCCGTCATTGAGCGGGGACTGGTGGCGAGCGCGGCGGACGTCGCAGGCCAGTTGGGCTTTACCCGCGCACGCGTGACGCACCTGTTGGACTTGCAGTTGTTGGCGCCGGACATCCAGGAGGAGGTGCTGTTCCTTGAGGCCGTGGATGGGGAGGAGCCTCTCAGCGAGAGGGGCCTCCGGGCCATTGCACACGCGGGGACGTGGGCGGTGCAGCGCGAGCGTTGGCGCGAGGTGAAGGCTTCATTCTGAGACGGGCGTCCGAATGCCTGGACTCCTTGGTGTAGCGTGAGTGCAAGAGGCTGAATTGTTGTCCGCGTTGAGCGTGCGCGGGCTGTATGCCCCGCGAGGAAAGAGAGCGAGAGCACATGCAGAACGACATGAAGAGCACCATTCAGGCTGCGGTGGCGGAAGAGGTGGGGAAGGCCATGGCCCGGCAGTTGGAGTTGCTGGAGAAGATCGCTCAGTTCCTGGGCATTGAGGCTGGCCGCGCTCCTGCGGCGTCCGCGCCGAAGCGCGCGCCTATGCCCGCACCCGTGTCGAAGCGCACGGCCTCGGTACCTGTACGGAAGTGGGCGAGGCAGGAGGCCGCGCCGAAGCCCACGCGGGCGGGGCCCTCGCCCCAGAAGAGCCGCGGGCGCCCGCGCGCGGCGGGACGCACAGCGCCGGCCACCGCCGCCCCCAGCGCCAGTCCCAGCCCCGAGGCGCCTGCCTCATACGCGGAGGGGCAAGAGGTGCGCTACAAGCAGGGGCGGGGCACATTCGCGGCGAAGGTGAAGGCCGTCGACGCGAAGGCGAAGACGTTGACGTTGGAGCGTGTCTCCGACGGCACGAAGGTTGTGCGCCCCTTTGACAAGGTGACGCCAGCCTGAGTCTGGGCCGCGAAGCGCCCTCTCCGGAGGGCGCGCTTGCTGCAAGTCGCTCAAGGACACGAGCGACGCCTTCGCCTCGATACGTCTCTGCCCGGTGCCCCGCGCTCGTCGTTACGGCGCGCCGGCCATCTCGTCGAGCTGCTCCTGAGCGATGGCGCGGTAGTGAGGTACGACCTCGACGGCGAGCACGTCCCGCATTTCCTTGCGGGCGCTGGCGGGGTCCTCCTTTCGAAGGTGCTGGTACATCCGGGTCAACGCGTCCATGAGCCTCTGGGAGCCTTCTCGGATGCGCCGGACTTCCTCTCGCAGGAGGCCTACCGCGCCCTCATCCGTGGCGAGCGCAGTTTCGGCTTCGCCGTCGCTGATGCCCACCTCGGAGGCCGTGCGTTTCAGCAGCGCCTTCTCCGCAGTCGTGAGGGCCAGGCGCTCTTCTCCGATGGGAACGCGACGTGCGAGTGTGCGAATCGGGCCCCAGTCAACGGTTTCACTCACGAGCTATTTTTCCTTTGCAAGCTGCAATCCTGCGTGTGAGGCCAAGGCCGGGGCCGTCCGCACCCCGGGGTGGGGGGCTCTTGTGGGCTGTCATTGAAGCCTGAGCTGGCCGCTGTGAGTCCCAGAGGGCTTCACAGTCGGCCGAAGGTCATGTTAATTCGACGGTCCAGTCAACTAGACCTAGCCTAATCCGGGCGGCCGGTGAGGGGCGAGTCTCGTTGCCCGTGAGGTCGCACCCCTTCCTTCAGGAGGATTCACAGTCATGGCGGAGCGTTCGGATGATGATGTGACGACGGAGGAGTTGCCGACCCGAGTCCCCACGGTGCGTACGCCCAGCGAGGCGAGCTTCCACTTCGAGGTAGAGGGCGTGCGTTACGAGGCGGTGCGGGAGTTGGAGGTGCGGCCGAATGGCGAGAGGCTGCTGAGGGCGGAGCGGCGCGTGGCGGATGGAGTGCTTTCCGGCCCCTGCCTGATTCGCCAGCTCACCAGCCCGTCCACGTACATTCAGCGCAAGCGGCTGTTTGAGGAGGTGCAGTTGGCCTTTCGCCTCAACCACCCCAACATCGCTCAAGTCTTCCATGTGCAGGTGGATGAGCTGGAAGACGCTGCCTACGCCATCATGGAGTACGTGGGTGGGCCCTCGCTGGAGACGCTGGTGTGCGCGGCGGTGGTGAGGGGGCAGCCTCTCTCAGAGGGGTTTGGCCTGTACCTGGGAGCGGAGGTGGCGGACGCGCTGCACTACGCGCACACGCTGACGTCGGAGAAGGGCACGCCCCTGGGCATTGTCCATCGCGACGTGAACCCCCGGCACATTGCCTTGGGCCTCCATGGCGAGGTGAAGCTATTGGACTTCGGTTCGGCGTACTCGCTGCTGGTGGGGCGCGAGGAGTCGCCGGAGAATCTGCTGCGAGGTGACGTTGCGTACGCCAGCCCGGAGTACCTGCGCAAGGAGGGGCTGACCGCGCGCTCCGACGTCTTCAGCTTGGGCGTGCTTCTGGTAGAGCTGCTGACGGGCAACCATCTTTTCGAGGTGCAGGACGTCCCGTCTGTGCGTGCGAATGAGAGCCCGCTCCGTCTTGAGTCGCCGTCGTCGTTGCCGCTGCACCAGATGCAAGGCCTCATGGAGTCCTTCGGCCCGGACGTCGTCGAGAAGGCGGTGGCAAACCTCGATGGCGACATCAAGGCGGTGTTGCACATCGCCCTGCGCCTCAACCCCATGGATCGCTTCGAGACGGCGGCGGACATGCGCGATGCCCTGCGTGGCGTGGCCCAGTCGTGGCCCACGGGACCCTACGGGCGCGCGGACGCCATGAAGGAGGCGGCACGCGTGGTGTCCGAGGGCGGGAAGCTGCGCGACCAAGTCGAGTTCGGTGAGGCCGGCTTCTACCCGGAGGGGTTGGAGAAGCACGAGCTGGATGCACTGAAAAAGGGGTAAGTCGCCGATGCTCTGCTTTCGTGTGTCCCGCAATGGCCAGCACCTCACCACCGCGGGGTTGTCGGCCTTCGGAGTCCTCCACACCATTCTGTCGTGGGTGCGCCGCCCCGACGACGAGTCCCGCGACGTCCCTGAATTGACGTTCCATGTGGGGGGCTCAGAAGGTAGGGAGTACCGCGAGCACCTGACTTGGTGTGACGCGAACATCCGCGCGGGCGACGTCCTCACGGTGGAGGTGCGTGAGGACTTGAAGGCTGACCCTCCCAGGGAGAGACGCCTCGATCCGGAGGCGGGGCTGGATGATGTGGCCCGCCTTCAACTGAGAAAGAAGGCCCTGGTGGCGCAGCTCGCCGACGTGAACGAGGAGTTGGCGGAGCGCGGCGCGGCGTAGCGGGGGGCCTCCTCCTTCGGATGGGGAGGCGCTCCGTCATCGCCGGGGTCCGCTCGGATTGGGGGGCGCGTGTCCAGCGCAGGGCCCCGAGGCATGGGGCCTCTGCCGGCCAGGCCTGCGCCCTTCGCGGAGACGCCCGAGCGCCGGCTGCAAGCGGCCTGGCGCGGGGGCGAGGGCGGCGACCTTCCTCCCAGGGAGATGCTTCAGCGGGCCAGCTCGGTGGTGATGCGGACGAGAGCGTCTAGTTTCGCCGCATCGAGCTTCCGCGCGAGGAAGAGCAGGCGGCGCAAGGTGACGTCATCCTCCGGGCGAGTCCGAGCCCCGCTGTCGGCGGATTCGGTGAGGCCCATCAGGTCCTCGGGGGAGACCATCAACTCAATGCAAAGCTTCTTCAGCGTCTCGACGCTGGGAATCATCTGCCCGCGTTCGATTCTGCTGTAGACAGCAGACGCCAGCCCCACGCGCTCCGCGACTTGGACCTGCGTCAGGCTCATCTGCTCCCGAGCGAGGCGGGCGATAGCGCCAAGGTGCGTTGCAAGCTGTTCATTCATAGGTACAAGGAAGTATACCCGAATTGCTAGTTGTCATGGGAGCACCATTCCATCAGCGCACGTCCGGCAGAAGCTGGACGAGGGCGAGCGCCTGGTGCGCATCCAACTGGCGCACACGGCGTAGCAAGGCCTCCTTGGCGTCAGCGACGGCGTCAGGCGGCAGCGAGGCGGGGTAGCCCAGTAACTCGTTGGGAGTAGCGCGCAGGGCGGTGCAGAGACAGAACAGCGTCTGGACGCTGGGGAGCCCTCGCCCCCGCTCGAGTCGGCTGTAGACGACGGGGGAGATGTCGATGAGGTGGGCCACGTCCACCTGCGTCAGGTTGGCACGAAGGCGGGCGGCGCGCAGGGCGTCGCCGATGATGCTGCGCAAGGGACGGGAGGACTCCTTCGGAGGGGCGACGCCGCGGGCGTCAGGATGGATATACATTCTTGGAAACTGTACCTGATAGTCTAGTTGACTTCACCTTGATAAGTGGCTGGAGCTGCTTGGGGCGGTGGTCGGAGGTGGGAGAAGACTTCGCGCGATTTCCCCGGGCTTCTGGTACCTTGGACCGGCGTCGGGGAGGGAGCTGCATGCGCGTGGCCGAGGTCCTGCTGTCCTACAGAGCCTTCAGGAGAACGCCATGAGGGACAACGGCCCCCCTGCCGTGCTGTCCCCTGGGGACGTGGTGAAGGGCT